CATGACGTGCAGTAGATTAAACTCACGGTAATATAGTGCTTTCGCTTTCTCTCGCAAAGCCCCCGAAAAAAAATTTTTAAATCGCATAATATAAATCTCCAATAACTTTAAGGGTAGGGGTCTAGGTCGCTTCTGAGCTGTCTTAGGAGTCCCAAAATACTGTTTAGCCACTGTCCCTCGAAGGGGTGGGTGGCCTTCTCATGCCACCCTGCTGATTGTCGGTATCAGAACCCTAGAGTCTTAACGAGTTTATCAGAAAACTTACTGCGGCTTCTGTCGCAATTCACGGCATATACTCTAGTCAAGCCGTTATATACTATTATATCATAGGTGGGTCTGTCCGTCTAGTGGAAAACTCTATCTTTCCCATTAACTACTAGTGCGCTGATATTAATATTCCCTCTTGGGTCTATGTAACCATTACTCACACATATATCACACACGCAATCCCACGCCCAGTTCAGGTCAATGTCCTTATTCAGAGCGAGTTGCATTTGTTTAGAGTTAAAGGGTATGACGATAGGTGAGCCATCTGACACGAGACTCCCACGAATACCATTTATAATACTACTCATATTGGCTAGCTTAACACAAAAGTATAGTCATTGTCAAGCGCTTTCGACCCCCTCTGAGACCCCTATGGCCACTGCGTTTCAGAGGTGCTTGACAATGCCTTGCGAATATGTTATAATGGCTGGCTGGCCTTTGCGTTTTCGGATAGGTACTCTCCCCAAGCCATAAGGAGTGAAGGGTTGCTTTTAGGAGGCTTGATAACTCCCAGCACCTATAAAAAAACCCCCTCTCAGCGTATCTTCTCGTTGGAAAGCCTTCTAAAGAGGGGGGTAAATCCCTATCGACACATGGGTTAAGCCGTTACGGTATCTAACAATTCACAATTAATCTCCCATTACTCATCATGTGGCCAGTATAACAGTTATTGAGAGTCATTGTCAAGCATTTATTTTACAGGGGCTTCACACTATTGTTCGCTGCCGCTGCCATGGCCGACCCCCCTTACACACCCCTTGATACACTTAGTGTTCACTCACATACATACGGGCACACTCTCCGTCTGCGCCTCATGGCCGTTTCGTCTTCGTGATTTGGGTTTTGGATTTGCGCTCTCGGGCCCTCTGAGGGCTTGACACCCGACTAAAACTCGTGTTTGTATCCCCGAACAACACCACATAAAGTCGTTTTTTAATATAGTTCACATACGGAGTCAAAAGGGAATATTATTTTACACTTTCTCACACTTCTACACACATTATATTCAACGCACCTACGCAGTCCTCAGAATTATATTAAACGTACGCAGAATCAGTTACTTACGTCTCTCCCATACAGTCCCTTTTCTCCAATTATCAGGGTCAAAGTGATTACCCTTACACTTATTGGATTCGTCTATGATTTCGTCTGATACCTTTGTCTCCCATATAGAGGGTATGAGTCCGTGTATAAAGAGTATAAATGACATTCTCCATGCGTGTATAAGGTGGGTTAGATACCCCATGTTTATATCTTTTAGGTGTTGAAACATATCTTATTATCCCCCCTTTGCACTAATATGAGTCGGCCATACATTCTTTGGACGTTTATATTTAGAGTCCTTAGCGTCGTATGTGTGTATACTGGGTTGGGTTTGGTGTGAAACATAGGTTATTACGTTCTTTTCTGTATGGTTTCCTACGTTGTCTACATGGTTGAAGTGTGTTCTTAGTTGTTCTAGGTGCGTGGCGTGTTCGGGTGTATTCTCATGTGCGAGGTAATTGATTGCACATATACCCGTTTTTGTGAGTCTATTCTTTAATCCCCTATAGAAGTTATCATTATATTTAAAGGTGGTTTTATCGTTTGCGAGGTCTAGGATTATTATATCGTATTGTTTGTCTCCCCTATGTATCCATTTAAATGCATCGTCATTGATTACGTTTATATCCTTAGGCATTTGGAAGTGGTCTTGGGCGATTTGCGTGAGTTCAGGAATGAGTTCTACCACGTCTATGTTCTTACACTTAGTGTTTTTATGTATCCATGAGGGTATAACTCCACCACCAAGTCCTAGCACAAGTACATTTTTTAGGTCTTCTTCGTCACAATAACAGTCTTTGCAGGTGTGTTCCCATACCACATCACATAGTTGTTGGACATAAGGATAATATAGTTCTGTAGGGTTGTTGTTTAGAATGTGGGTCTGAACCAACCATGTGTTATGTCCGAAATATAGGGACGTATGCGTATCGGTTTTCTTGACGACAATAGGCATACCCTCATACTCTGATTCATGCACGATAGTCTCTTGGTTGGGTCTTTTTATGTGTAGGAATCGTTTGTGGTCTCTCATGGGTTCTTCGTAGTGTGTGTATATGTCGAAGGCCATAGATATGCGTGGTTGTGTGTGTATATTGGTTTTGACTTCGTGTGGGTGTAACATTCCAGCGACGTGTAGTGTACCTCTAACGTTCTCTTGTGGTTCTCCGTCCCAATGCGTATAAGTTGGGTCTTTTCCGTCTAGGTATATGGAACACGCAAGAAGTTTATTTTGGTCTTCCGTATCGGCGTGGGTGTGTGTACCTATCGATTGGTTTTGGTGGAGTATGTTTCCCCAACATTGCACCCATAGTTCGTCATGAGGTGTGAACATAGGTAGAGTGAAGATTCTATCAGGGATATTCAGTGGTCTAATATCAGGGTGGGTTAATAGATTATAGACCGAATATTGTTTGGTTGTTCCCTGATAGAACGTATTCTTATCTTGGTTGGGTATTGCGAGTATCTTGTGTTCGTCTCGTCTTAGTATCCCTGCGATAAATTCACATTCCTCTTCAGTAAGGAAATCAGTAAATTCTGTATGAGAATGTGGGTCTAGATGAACCATAGTCGTGCATACATATCAGACTTAATGTCGTCTCTACCGTCTAGATATATGAATCGCACTTGTTTCGATACGTCTCTCCATTCATGATTATATGAGAACAAAGGAGCGTCCATGTCCTCGTCCATAGGTGGATACCATTCTTGTGGGAAGTATGGACGAATTATCTCTTCGTATTGTGCGTTGAGTTCGTCATTCTTCTCTTGGTCATTCAAATAATAAGGGCTAAATTGTGCGAGTTTGGTGGGTAGAACGACTCCTTTGAATGAGTCTTCTATAAACTTCCATACTCCACCCTTGTCTTTGTATTCGTCTATGGATTCCCTTGTAAACTTTTGTTTAATGTCTTTTAGGGTATTTCCTGCGTAACCTATGTACCACTCTGCACGATATTCACATGGATTATCGTCTGTCCACCATTTCATAGGTAGTTCTAAGAATGGTAGTGAATTGTCTTGTACCATTTTCATAGTCTCTAAGTCCATTCCATGTCCTTGAGGAAGTTCATGCACGTCCCCAGGCATAGGCATATTTCCTAGTATTGCAGTCTGACACAAATCAAGAGGCATAAGTCTAGGGTTCCATATCACATTCTTAGAGTATTTCTCTTGCAATAATGGGTGGTCAAACAGTTCTAGAATATTCCATTCGTCATGTGCATCGGAAGGAATTTGTAATCTTTGGTTTCCCTCTGCATAAGGTATGTGTGTAATTTCAGGTAATAGACCTTGACCGTCTCCACCAAAAGAAAAGAAGTTAACTTGGTTAGCTTCCTGTATCATTTTGATGCGATATTTTAGTAGTCTGACAAAAGACTCGTTGATAACTTCGGAAGAATGTATCTCCCTACAATGCATGATAATATTTGTTGCCATTATATAAATCCTATAAAATAATAATAATATTTAGTTTCTTAAAACCATACCCCTATTTTACTAGAGGTATGGGATTTCCACAAGTGGTTTTATGTAATCATATTGACTACTCTAGGTAGTCTACCACTCTTCATAAGTTTATGGGTTTTGTCTGCGAATATCTTTAGATATAGAACAGACAATGATGCATATTTTCGCATTTTTATCTCCTATATTGTATGGTGACTATCCGTGAACTTTGGACTTCGAACTTAATCTACTTACTCTTGTCACATAATTGTCACATTAATATATAGGTGAATCAATGCATTAATCGTCTCTAAAAAACCCAAATCTCTTTAAAGTTAGGCGACCTTCAGAATCTTCGGAGACTCGCAGTAAGTCACCTATCTTTATGTTTAATTTGTTTGAGAGGTCAGGGTCATCATCAAATGATACGTCCCCGTCCTCATTAAGATAAAATCTATAATCTATAAACGTCATCTTATCCATACCGTTCTCCTCATGGATTAGGAAACTGGTGGAGCTGATAGGAATCGAACCTACGACCTACTGGATGCAAACCAGTCGCTCTCCCTACTGAGCTACAGCCCCAAATCAGTTATTTCTTTTTGGTTGTAGTTTTTTTCTTCGCAGTAGTTTTCTTTCTACTCTTGTAGACTCTCTTTTTTGACTCGTCTACATTAGGTGTGGATTTGTCGTCTGCAACATAACGACCCTTCTCGTCTCTTGCACGAACAGTGACAAATCCTAACCAGTCAGTCATTTTAGTGAACCAACCCATTATTAAAACCCTCTATCAAAGTTATAAGTTAATGATGCGAATACTGAGTCTGCAGCCTGACCTTCGAACACATCTGTTCCAACGGTTACACTGAAGTTGTATCTGTTTTCTGCACCAAATGATTTACCGACTTGTAATTGAGTAAAGTCTTCATCACCGTCTTCTAGGTCATGAATACCATGTATCAATTTCAGGTCGAATACATTACCAACTAACCACCCGAACTCATAAGATAATTCTGCGTAGTTGTTGTCGGTGTTTATGTCATGATATACGATTGTTGAAAAACCACCAACATTTAGTTGTGTGTACAGTTCTTCAAATGTATCAGCAAGACCGTCATAGGTATATCTGATATACCCTGAGTCTAATGAAACATTGTCGGATACCTGTAAATCATATCCTGCATACCAATCCACTTCCTTTGAAGTTTCATCATCACCTTCGAACTCAACCTGAGCCATATATGTTCCCACATAGAATCCTAAGTCTGATAATACTTCACCTTGAAAGTGAACAGAAGGTAGTCCTCTTGATTGAGTGACTCCTCTCCAAACGTAATCTGAGTCGTAACCCACATTACCATTTATTGACCCTGCGAAAGCAGGTATCGATAGGACTGATATAATCAATCCAAGTAATAAATTCTTCATAATTTACTCCTATTATTTACTTACGGCAAACTTTTCACGTCTGACTAACTCATTCATTATTTTTTGTTTGAGTTTGCCTTTCCCTTTCTTGTTTACCAACCTTCCACTAGAATCCTCTTCTGTACAGGATTCCAATTCCTTTTCTAAGGTCTCAATCGATTGACACTTCATATAATGGTGTTCAATCGTTGTCTTCTTAGTTTGTCTGTCGTATCTTTTTGCAGACTCTTTAAATTTAATCGGCATAATTATCTCCCTTGTCCTCGATATGGTTTGTGTGACCTTTTTTTGCTCTTATTCATCGTGGACATGGCGATTTTGACTTTTCGTCCTCTACCACCAGTACCAATAGAACTTGATTTTGGTTTTGTGATTATTGAAAATCTTTTTATTCCTGATTTTTTCATAACTCCTTAAGTGATTGCGAATGATACTAATAATAACTGCATAACCTCTACTACTAGTAAGAATGCAGTCAGTGTTGTTAAAATTTTTAATATTGTTATTTGTTTTCTCATTAAATTTCCTTATAGTTTAATTTGTGTCTTTGGGTGCGTGGGTGCATCTCCCAAAGTGTCATACTCTGTCATACTCTCTTCTAAATGAGGTGCAAACCACATTGAGAGTACATATCTTTCCCCTGTAAGGACTGGTTCTACACCATGCCACCTTTCAGTTGAGTTATTAAAAGCAACCATTGACCCCGTAAAAGGTATTATCTTATGTCCATCTACGGTTAAGTTACCACCAGTGAAATCTTCATTTAGATTGAAGATAACAGTTCCTGTATCACCTTCATCTGAGTCGTCTTTATGAAACGGACAAAATGATTCCATTGGGTATTTTAATATTTGCATATATGAAACCATCTCAAAGTCATCACCCCAAGGCACAAACTCATCAACCCATTCTAAAATCTGCATGAAATCAGGATTAGATGAAAGAATTGTATAAGATTCTCTTCCTTGCTCATTGGTGAACTTAACTCTGTCTTCGTCTTCTTCGTGTAAAGGTGCAAAATGACCACCATGTTCTTCGTTCATGGATTTGAGTTCAGTGAATGGTGCGACTTCATGCATTTCAATTATTGCATTACAAAGATTCTCAGGAAGAGCTGCGTGTCCGATTATTAAGATAGGATTGTTCATTACCAATTTCTCACTGGGTGTAAAAAGTTTACTTGGGTATATCTCCAAGTTTCACCTGTATATTTAGAGTAGTCATCTATCCATGCTCCGTGAATCCTATTGCCTGGAAATATGACACACCTGTTGAATTTTGCAGGGACTACTCTTTTCAATTCAAATCTATCTAACACTGGATACAATACGTTCAAGTGTTCGTCATTTGATAACCATGTTCCTTCATAAATTGCAGTTCCACCGTCCTCTTCTTTATCCATGTAGATAATCATGTTGAGTGTGGATTCGTTATCAGGTGTATCGAGTTCTGAATCAGTGTGTGGATAATGTTGTATATTCTTATCAAATACACTTAGTGTTTGGAAACAGTTAAATTCATATATCCTAGACCAGTTATATTCTCCTTTGTGAAAGTATTTTTGACATAAACTTACCACTCTTCCCATTTCATTTTCATATATTCTTGTTGGGTGTGCTATTTTGTCTGTAATTCTACAGTCATTATAGTCAATACCATTCCTAGTGTTTCGTTCTGTAGTGTATTTCCACATAGGATAATCTCTATTCCTGACCCACTCATAAAGTGTATCAGGGTCTTCATAGAAATTATCTATGGTCAACACTTCACCGTCAAACTCTGCATTGAAGGTTGAACTGAATTTAAACAGTTCGTCTAATACAAATGGTTTACCCATGATTCTCCTCAAGGAATTGATAAGACATATTATCACCTGTTGTGTTGTTATCAATTATGTCTGCGTGTTTCAAGTTAAAAGATATTGCAATTCTTTCATAGTCTTCTAGAATTTCTTGTGCAGGTTCTACTGAATGCATTATGTAAGAAGGCCAGAATAGAAACTCACCCTCTACTGGGTCATAATAGAATGAAGAATCACACCCCTCTACTCCGTCAAAAAATATATTTGGTTGGTCTTCTTTTGTAATAGTTCTATCTACTGCTTGGTGATTTGCGATTGCACCCATGTTTGGGTTGTAGAACTTTATTGGTTGGTTTGATTTCTCAGTCTTGACATAATATGTTCCTGATATGTGTGAGTTGACATGATTATGTGTTGCGTGAGAATGTGGGCCGTTGTAGATACTTATCCATGCGAACAAGTGTATATCATTTCTTGATAAATGACCTACTGGTTGTTCAAATACGTTTTGACAAAATGCAATGTATGAATCCTTGATTTGATTTGAGAAAAATCTAAACCATTCCTCTCCGTGCATTTTGGTTCTTATCTCTTCGTTGAAATAGGTAGTGTATTCTTGGAATACATCTCCGTCCTCTACTTCTCCTACAAGGTTTCTACAACTTTGTGCAACTTCTTCTATGTCTAGGTCTATTTGTCCCCTTAAGAATGGTGTAGGAAACATATTCATGATATAACCTTCTGCAGGTGTGTATGCGTGAGGTAGTGAACGACCTAGTTGGTCTTTTCTATCGAGACTGAAGGTTCCCTCATACAGTATTTTTTCTTCTTTTTGTTCGTTCTCTTCCCTACGAACTTCTTCCATCACTGGTGGTTTCATAATAATATTTCTCTTTATACTTTTCTTTTAACCAATCATTCCATTTCGCAACATAATCTTCTTTATCTAGTCTATCAGGTGCTGATATTGGGTCATTGTTTTCGTCACAATAATCTAACCACATTCTTGTGCAGAATGAATCAAAATAATCTTCATTCATTGGCTTCTACAGTTGTTGCGTACGCATAGAAACCTATTATAAATGCAATTAGTACTACTGGATTTTCCAGTGCAGTAAAGAATTGTCCTAAAAAATCCCACCCAGTTAATGCTTGTATTGCAACACACAAACCAAATATTCCTGCATATATTTTCCAAATCATTTCTCTACCTCTGCTACTATTGCTTGAGAACCATCTTTCATGGTTACATTACGATACACTACAATCACTTCTCCGAGTTGTTTAATGTATCTCTTAATCTCTTGGTTGTTCCTAATCATAACCTTATAGTCTCCAATAGTGGTTGCAACAAATACAACTTCACCGTTATTCATATCTTTCATTTCATCTAGAAATCTATCCAAATATGTATAACCCTCAGGCCATTCAGGATTCTCTTTTTCTTCCCACGCACAAGTCTTAGGTCTTTTTTCTGTTCCGTCTTCTTGTACAACTTTCTTACATGGGTTGGCGATTCTCGCTTCTGATACCACATACCATTTTGGTGGTTGTAGGTCTAAAGGTCTAGGAAGTGTGGGTTGAATTATATCAATCTCAACTGGTTTTGAGACTATATTTACTTTCTTCTCAGGTAATAACGAACAACTACTCGCTAGTATCGTCAGACTCAAGATTGCTAATGTCTTTAGTGTCATTTTCTATCCCCTCTATTACTTCAACCGTTCCTGCGTTAAATCTATTCTCCATTAATCCTGGCTTGACGGTTGCAAGTTTTTCAAAATTGTGTTTTGAAAGGATTGATAGATATTTCTCTTTGTCTGCCTCGATTTCTGCGTTCTTTCGAGTCATGTTCTGAAGTGCTTTTGTTTGACGTTCGAAGTTCTCTTTGATTGCTTCGATTGCCTGTTTCTGTTCTTCCACTGCACTCTCTAATGCAATGTTATTTGCACTTAGTGTTTGGTTTTGGGTGTAAAGGTAATAAGAACTTAATCCGAGTACCAGTATTATCCCTATAAAAAACTGTTGCATATTATAACTCCACTATGCGATAATCAAGACCACTTGAACTCCTTAGTTCAACAATCTTCTTATCTGAATCTTTGAATTTAAGATGTTTCTCTTTTTGTATAAGAATCTTCTTGGAGATATATTCGTCCTTAAACACATTTCCTGTTAAATCTTGTGTTCTAAAAACGGTTATTTTGTATTCGGGTGCAAAGTAATACTTTATTGCATTCCAAATTTTTATTATTCTTTTCTTCACGATAATTCCTCTTACAAATAGACACCCCGAAGGGTGTCTATTATTTAGTTAACTAAAAAGTTACATTTTAGCTATCATAAGTGAATAGTTCACCACCATTCACAGCTGCTTGACCTGCGGCCAAGATAGCTGCTGAAGGAGCACCTATTCTGTAGAATGTATTGCCACCAATAACATTCGTGTAGATGACATGACCCTGAGATTGTAACTTACCAATAGTTCTAGCTGGTGAAGTTAAATCGAAACGATTTCTCAGTGTAGTCCATGCTACGTTTTTACCTTTTGAAAGTAGGTTTAACACTTTTTGCGTTTTGGATAAAGCCATTATATTTTTCTCCTAATATAAGCGATGGTACTTTCCCAAGTCCATCTATTCATTCAACTTAATTGTTGAATTTGTGAGAAGAAATTAAACTACAGACATACCGTTTCTTAATTTCTTCAATTCTTTTATAGTATCGGCGGCACTAGTGTGGAGTATTCCGATTCCACCATTTGCCTCCCACGCTTCTATGTTCTTAGGTCTGTCATCTATAAGTACTGAACCCTCAAATGCAAACATTGCTTTTTGACTACCAGTCATTGTACAAGTAACAACAACAGAAGGACTAACAAATTCCCTAATCCATTCGTTCTTGTCATACACTACCAACTCTCTGTTAACAACCCCTGCGGCTGTTAATATTTCCCAAGGCAATCTTGTGTGTCTAATATATGCAACCAAGTCGTGCATATCTTCCATAGGTGGTAGTTTTCTGAATAGTCTTTTGTTTGTGAGTTCTTCTTTCCTCGCATCATAGTCGTTTCTTCCGACTTCGTTGTTAGGAAATGGGTCGCCTGTGAGTGTTTCAACCCCTGTATTGAAGTCTGCGAGGACTCCGTCCATATCTACAAATATTCTTTTCACATTCATAATATATTCCTTTCCATTACGTTAATAGCTTAACATAATATACCAGTCATTGTCAAGCTTTTAAGCTGTAAAAATACGTCCGTTTTTAAGGAATTTACTGTATTCTGACTCTAGGTAGGTCTTGTTATGACCGAAATTAATGTATTCTTCCAAAGTGGAGTATTCTTTGTCTCCCATTTGTCTTCTTTCGTGACAATTCTCTGCCCACATATGGGTACAAAATTCATTAAAAGTCATTTTATTCTCACTCATAGTATCTATTATACCACCCATTATAGGTCGCTGTAAAGGTGTTTTTTAAATAAATTTATCTCTTCCAACCCAAAACATATTGTAGATTTTAGACTCCATTTTGTATGCTTCTTTCTCCCAAGGCTGAAGGGAATATGGTGTTTTTACATAATATTTTCTCTTGAATCTTTGCAATTTGGGTGATAATTCCCCTTTGATGAACTGTTTTGCGTGGATTAGTTCGTGTGCGAGGTTTAACATCATTTGGTCATGGGTAAATTTCTTACTATTTTCGTCAAATCTGTTGAGTTCTATGTCCACGTCTTTTTTAGTACCTGCACAAGTGGCATAATGGTACTCTTCCGATTCAGGTTTAATAGACACTATGTGTAACGAAAGGTCTATATTACGTCTTAATCTTGGGTGCAAGTGATATATCACGTCTTCAATGTAATTGTATATGTCTTTCTTTCTTGCAATCTGACCCGAAATGTCGATGTTTATCATTCCGTTTCAACCTCATCTAATAGTTCTACTTCAAGTTCACTCACTTCCTCTCCACAAAAAGGACAAAAATCTATATCATATTGATGTGAATCCATTTCATGATGAACTTCACTCTCACTTTTACAAGCATTACAATGTACTCTATAAATCTGTATCATGTAACTTTTCTCCTAATATTTCTTCCCATGCATTATCAAAAGACTTCTTCTTTCCGTTAAGTGTAATGAATGGAACCACATGAGGTTCTATTGCAGCCTTTTGAAAATCTTCTCCTTGTATGTATATGCGAACTTCGTTCTCTATAATATCAAGAGTCTTTAATAGGTGTGTGATTCTCATGTCTTCAACACCCTGTTCATTTCTAGGATTTAGATATGCGTGGATTTGTCTCATTGTTCAGTTGGACATATGAATGTCCCGTCTTTATCGTTATAACAAAGTCCGTCTAATATTTCTATAGTCGAACATGATGTGGGAAATAACGCAAGAAAAAATATGCAGAATATTATACCAATAGTACTTATTATGTCATACCATTTCATAGTTTAACTGCGAGTAATATAAAGATTCCAAACATAATAATGTTTGCAAAAAACATTAGACCTGCGAGTATAGTGTGATACCAAATCCACCTAGTCTTGTATGCGTTTTCTATTGTTAAATCATCAGGGTCAGGTGAATCGTCTATTTGTTTTTGTACTAAATCGTCTTCTTCTTTACTACCCCATAATATTTGATACCATTTCTTCATTAGTAACCACCATCTCCCGAATGCCAAGTTTGAAATTCTTGGTATCCACCAACGTATTCTTCGTCTGCAGTTATTTGAGGGAATGTTCTTGCGTTAGGAAATTTCTCAAAGAGTTCTTCTCTTGTGAAGTCAACGTCTAATTGGTAATATTCATAATCGTATCCTTCTCGTTCTGCAAGTGCTTTTGCTTTATCACAAAAAGGACATTGTGGTTTTCCATATATTTTTATCATAATTTAAATCCTTTGAATGAGTCGTCTTTAACATCTTGTTTAATACCACCGATAACATACGACTCAATCTCTGTCTCTTGTGGTGCATTCTGTAATCCTCTACTGTTGAACCAGTGTGTAGTCCAAGGCAATGGATTATTAGTAGAACTTCTGTCATATATAGGGTTTAGTCCTATTGCTCTCAATCTCTTGTTTGCAATGAACTCAACGTAGTATCCAAGTAGGTGTGTGGATAAACCAATCATTGAACCATATTTGAATAGAAACTCAGCCCAATCTTTTTCTTGTTTGACTGCATCTTCATACATCTCATACACTTCTTTTTCTGAATCTTTCATGACCTTTAACATGACTTTATCTTTCTCATGATTCTGATAACACTTCAATATGTGTTGTGTAATTGCAAGGTGTTGTGCTTCGTCTCTTGCGATTAGTGATATGATTTTTGCACTCCCTTCCATAAGTTTTGCTTCTCCGAATGCGAATGAACACGCAAAAGAAACGAAGAAACGTATCCCTTCTAAGATATTAACTGATACTAGTGCAAGGTAAAGTGCCTTATAAAGGTCGTAATCGTTAATTTTATGACCCATTAATTTACGTCTTCCTATGTCAATGAAGTCATCATATTTTTTTGTAACCGATTCTGCACGAGCGATAATAGCTTTCTCTTCTAGTATAGTGTCAAACACCTCACTTGGGTCTGAATAAACATTCTTTATAATGTGAGTGTAACTTCTTGAGTGGATTGTTTCCATAAAGTCCCATGTGATTATACATGATTCCAATTCAGGGATTGTTACGAATGGTAGAAATGCGATTGCAGGAGCACGTCCTTGAACACTATCCAGTAGTGTTTGGTATCTTAAATTAGAAGTGAAGATATGTTTTTGTGCTTCATTTAGTGTTTGATAATCACTTCTATCTTTTTGTAAGGATACTTCTTCAGGTCTCCAAAAGAATCCCAACTGTCTCTGCGTGAGTTTATCAAATATGGGATACTTGAACTCGTCAAATCTTTGTGTGTTTAGTTCTTCTCCAAAGAATATCTTTTCTTTTGTGAAGTCAATTTTCTTTTTATTAAATACGGTCATATTTTTTCACCATGTCTTAAACCCCAATGTGATATAGGTGAATGATTTGAAAGTGAATGTTCACCATCAAATGATACTTTCCAACCAAGATAGTTTTTCACTTCATGATGTTTCAAATCTTTAATATGACCTTCCCACTTTATTTCTTTATTCATTACTTTATTTCTGTATATACTGTTTAACTTAAGATTACTATGGTAATCTTCTAAAAACTTTTTAGAATATTTAGAATGTGATTCTAATTCTATATCTGCCCATTCTGTTATAGATTCTCCGTTTATATCTGATAACTCTACCATGTTGGGATATAACTTATCTATGAAATTGTTTTTAGTTGCATACTCTACTAAATCTAATATTTGGCCAACTTCTAACTCCTTATCTCCTTCTTGGTAAAACCTATCTCTAAGAAATCTTTTCTCATTCCAAAACTCTGATGTTAACCATTCATGTAAATATATATCACATTCAGGCAATTCAGTTTCAAGTAAATCTGCGTGAATATACTCTACATTATCTCCTAGAATCCCTTTCATTCTATCGATAAGTTCACCTCTTCTTTCTAGTGCATATACTTTCTTTGCACCATATTTGACTGCAAGATAACATAATATACCTGAACCTGCACCTAAATCTATAACTACTTTGTCTTTAACATTCTTTGAAATCCAATCTTCATATGATTTGTTTCTCTGAGAATCAGTAAAACAATATGCACTTTTAAAGAAGTTTAATGATTCATTACTTACTGATTCATCATGTTTTCTTTTCTCTCTTTCCGATAACTCAGCATTTTCAATGTGTGCATAATTATTAACATACTCTTCAGGGTTAAACCAATCATGTTCTCCAGCACTCCACCCATTCCAAAATTCCATTGCCTCATGGAAGTATGATTCTTGTTCATCATTAGAGTGGTATCTACTCTTCCTACCGTCATATGCAAAAACAAGAGCTCCTCTGTTATTTGCACTTCCTTCATTTTCAAAACCGTAGTATTTTTTATTAAACTTATCAAAATGGTTTAGTGAACCATCGTGGTTAACAAAATGTAAAAACATATGGTAAGAGTAATCTCCTAAGAAGGTATCTCTCCAATGCACTGCATTTGGGCCTTGATAAAGTAACACATCACCAACCTCTAGTGTTATTGGAACTCCTTTTCTTTGGTGGTGTGGTATATTTTGACATTCTTCAAAGAACCTATCTTGACCGTCACCTCTTGCAAGTCTAACATAGTTTTTATCTTTCTGAACCCAAATCTTCCAAGGCGTGTTGTCGTCTGATTTGTAATTAAGACAAATAGTTGCACTTACTTCGCATGAAGGTCTGTCACTATGTGCTTTTAGGTATGCACCTCTTTCATATTTTCTTGTATATGCATAAGTCTCTACTAAATTCATATCAAGAACGTTAGATAAGTTATCCCTCATCCATCTATGCAATGCAACTGCAGGTGGGAAGGTATGACACCCTTGACTTTTTCTTAAGGATTCTTTAGGTGAATCATGAATAATATCATCTTCTATTTCAAAGAATGTGTCATTCCATTCTTGTTTATGTTCTATGGTCTTCCAAGTATCCATAGCCATATTAATGATTTCTTTAGGAATGAAGTTTCTTAAAATAACATAACCTTGAGTTTGAAACTCTCTTGTTATTTCATTTGTCCAACCGACTACTTTTTTTGTATCTTCAGGTTGCTCTTTCTGTTCTGTTTTGATTGTTTTATCTTCATATCGCACAGGCATCGCAGTCTTCCTCACTATCGGGACTGTCTAACATAGGTGGAATGTAATCATTCATTGCAGAATTTTCATCTTTTACTACGTCTTCCGTTTTCCCGTCCATTGTATTTTGATAATATGATGTCTTCCAACCATACTTAAAGGTCTTCAACATATCACCTGCGAGTATTGATACAGGAACTTCACCATTATCATAGTTTTCAGGATTGTAACTCCAATTCCCACTAATCGCTTGGTCAAAGAACTTCTGCATTACTGCAAGTGTCTTAATGTATCCGTCATTGTCTTCCATATCCCATAGTAGTGTATAGAAGTTTTTAAGGATACTATATTGTGGAACCACTTGTTTAAGTGTTCCTTTCTTACTCTTCTTGACTGATAGGTAGTCTCTAGGTGGTTCGACACCATTTGTTGCATTAGAAACGACGCTAGAGGACTCTGACGGCATTTGTGCAGTCAAGGTTGAGTGTCTTAGACCATTCTCTTTAATCCTAGTTCTAAGACCTTCCCAATCACATTTTAAATCATTAGGGGTGATTTCATCAACGTCCTTCTTATAGTGGTCAATAGGTAGTTTACCTTTTGCATACTTTGTTTTATGAAAGTATTCACACGCACCTTTTTCTTCTGCAATATCAGCAGAGGCACATAGAAGTTCATATTGGAACTTTTCCGTAAGTTCATGAACTAGTCTATGTGCTTCAGGGTCTTCATACCCAACCTTGTTCTTCGCAAGGAAGTGTGCAAGACCAATATATCCAATACCTAGTGACCTTCGTGCTTTGGTCGAGCGTTTTGCAGCTTCTACAGGATACTCTTGGAAATCTATGAGTTCCTCAAGTCCTCTCACTGCGAGGTCACATAGGTTGGATAATTCTTCTATTTTAATTGTTCCCACATTGATTGCAGATAGAATACAAAGTGCAATCTCACCTTCTCCGTCTATATGTGTAAGTGGGTCTGTTGGTAGTGTAATCTCTTGACATAAGTTACTCATGTATACTTTATCATTGAATGAACTATGAGTGTTACAGTGGTCTATATTCATGATATAGATTCTTCCAGTCTCTGCACGTTCTTTTAACATATCTGTAAATAGTTCTCTCGCACTAACTTTTGTTTGTGGAATAGAATATGCACGTTCATACTTCTCATATAATTCGTCAAATTCTTTTGTCCCGAATGCTTCATATAGTCCAGGCACATTGTGTGGACTGAATAGTGTAATGTCTTCGTTATTAATGAATCTCTGATAAAAGAGTTGTGATATTTGAATACTGTAATCTAGTTTTCTTACTCTGTTGTCTTCTGTTCCTTTGTTATTTTTGAGGACAAGAATGTCTTCGATTTCTTGGTGCCAAATAGGGAAATGAACTGTGGCACTTCCACCTCGTACTCCATTTTGGGTGCAACTTCTAACTGTTGCTTCAAACTTTTTAAGAAATGGTATGACCCCAGTATGTTGGACTTCTCCACCACGAATTTTGCTTCCAAGTCCTCTAATTCTTCCTGCGTTAATTCCAATTCCAGCTCTTTGTGCGACATATCGTCCGATTGCCATGTCACTCGTAAAGATTGAATCGAGGGAATCATCTGAATCAACGAGGACACATGAGGCGAACTGTCGTAAGGGTGTCCTAACTCCCGCCATAATAGGTGTTGGTATGTTAATTTTATAGGTGGATATTGCATCGTAGTATCTTTTGACATAATCTAGTCTCCTATCTTTGTCATACTTGTGGAATAGAGTCATTGCAATTAACATATACATGAATTGAGGTGTTTCAAACACTTCTCCATTACTTCTATCTTGGACGAGGTATTTGTCTACAATCTGTTGTAGTCCTGCGTAGGTGAATGTTATGTCTCTACTATGTTTAATATATCTGTCACATTGTGCAATCTCTTCTTCAGTATACATATCAAGAATTGCAGGGTCATAGACTCTCTTATCAATGTTTCTTTTGATTATATCTAACAATGGTGGATATATTTCTGAATCTTTCCACTTAGTGTTAAACACTTGTTTTTGAATACCATACAATAATAGTCTGGCGGCGACAAATTGGTAATTGGGATTTTCTAGTGATATTAAATCTGATGCAGATTTTACTAGAATTTTTTGAATGTCTTTTGTTGTAATTCCATCATAGAACTGAAGACCACTATTCATTTCTACTAAGGATTCTGATACCCCTGCAATCTTCTTACAGGCCTTATGAACCATTTTATGAATCTTATCCAAGTCAATATTTACTTTTGAACCGTCCGACTTAACTACTAACATTGGTGAGTTCATACTTTCTTATACTCCATAAATTTCGCTTTCGCTGAGAGTCCTGAAAAAGAACACTCGTTAATTATACTTACTATTTGTTCTGATGATAATCCACTGGATACCATATCATTAATATCTTTCAAATCACTAACTCTTCTATCGTTCCAAATGCAAACTTTCCAACCTTCATTGATAACGGTATCAATCTTTTTCAAAATTTCAACGTTTCTTGGTTCGTTGTCATATACTAGAATTGCATTTTCTTTAATAGAATCATCTAGTTTTGTGAAGTCGCTCCCTGCAACAGAAATTGCATTGGGAAGGAAGAGACTATCTATCGGCCCTTCCGTCACATAGATAGTTTTTTTAATGTCCACTTTATGTAGGTTGTAAATAAGAGGTTCATCGTCATGAAATTTCATTGTCATGTATCGCAATGGACTGTCGTTCATTGCACGACCACTCAAACCAATCAATTCATTCTCCCTATTAAAAAATGGTATTATAATTCTTGGGTCTGTACCAAGAACTCTATCTTCATACTTCTTTGATAATATTGATAACTGTTGAGGAGCTGGACTATACCAAAGTTCTTTATGGTGAACTGAAGGAATATGTCTTTCTTCTAGATACTCTCTTGCAACTGAAACTTCACTACAAGGTTTCATAAGAAATTTCAGGTTTTCAACAGTCATAATATTACTAGTATTTAGAGTTTCGTCTTTCGCTTGGAACTTGAATTTACTGGAACTTGGCAACTTTTTTTTCTTAGGTTTAAGTCCTTTTTCGGTCAACCACTCTTTCATGTATTCTTTATGAATAACAGGAAAATGTTCTTTTAAAAAGTTGATTGTTGAGGTAGATTTACCACAATTATGACACTTATAGACATAACTTTGTTCTATGACAAAGTGGTATCCTCGTGCTTTATGTTGATTTTTTTGGGAATCACCACAATAGGGACATCGGTGATTAAGGGTTGTATCCCCTTTCCATTTGGCTACGTCCAAGTGGGACACAACCATAGATAAGTATTTTTTCTCTAACCAAAGCATATCTCCTATTATACAGGAAATATGCGTTTTTTACAAGGGGTTTTTAACCGTCTATAAGTGCTTGGATTTCTGCGAGTTGTGTAGTGTTTGTTGAAACACTTGAATCGTATGCAACTTTCTGAGGGTCATCAGACGCCATAGAATCATATCCACTAGGTTTTACGGGTTTACCGTCACCTGTTTCAAACCACGCTTTTCTACCCGCTAAATCATCCATGCCTGGAATTGTAGGTGTTGTGTATCCTGTTGGTGCAGCCATGTTTGTCTCCTAATTTGGGTTTCTAGTAGTATTTATCATATCTACGTTCTTTAGACGACTTTTTGGAACTTGTAAAACATATCTTTTTTCATTTATTATTGGTCTACTTTTCTCTTCTTCTCGATACACTTGACCAATAGAACTAATCAATAGTAACACTGCAAGTGGGTCAAACACGAAAATTAACATATAAATTACCCACCGAACTGCGTTGTCAAGATACTTGACACTGTCCTCTTGACCGTATATTACCTCTGCAATGTACTTAATTGGCCCAACTTCTCGTTCTAGTGTAAGTATGACCTGTTCAGAATCAAACTTTTCTAACTTTAACTCATCTATTTTATCATATGTTTGGTCAATTAGTAAGTTGTATTCGTCTGTTTTTGCAATTATTTCGTCTGCATCACCAGTTGACGCTTGTTGCAGTCTTTTGATTTCTGCGTTTGCACCGTCTATAGTGTCTTGTGCTTGTTTTCTGTATCTATCGATATTACTCTGTTGTTCTGCAATATCTTCTCTAATCTGTTGTCTTTGTTCCGATTGTTGATTGAACAATTCGTTTGCCTGTGCAACATAATCTATTGTTTCAGTCTCTGCACCCTGAAACACTCCACCTTCATCTACAGTAATAACTTCTACACCTTTCTCTCTTAGACTATTAACTGCAGAATCCAGTGTTGTGATTTGTCCTCTTAAACTTTCTATTTGTCCTTGTGCATAATCAATATCACCTTGAACTCTATCCCACGCACCATCTCTGATTTCTTCTTGTTGGGAAATTGAACCTGATACGTCAATAGTTGAAACACCTAGTGTACTAATACGACCTTCGTAAGTTTCTATCTTATTTTCTTCTCGTGCAATCAGGTTATCAATTCTTGTAACTACTGATTGTGCTTGTGCAGTATCACCTGTTTGTTCTGAGTGTGCTTTTGATAGGTAACCGAATATCCCTAGTGAAGTAATTAACATAAGGACAACGACCATTGTTGCCATTAACCATTTTTGATAATTGAGTCTTTCCCAAAAGAGATGTAGATAGGCAGCAGTTACAATTTTCCCAAATTCTAATGCACCTGCCATTATGACAATACCTAAGAATGCACCTGCAAAGATTGTTGCAAGTCCAAGTACCGAGAAATATGCAGCTATACCTGCAATTCCCACCGATGTAATCAGTGCCAGATAATTCAAATATTTCATAATTTAGTTTTTTCTTTTCAAAACCTCGTATGCATCATCATACATACCTTTCTTCTTTTTCTTCCTTACTATTGGTTTATCAGTTGCAACAGCACTTCCTGTTGCGTTCATTGGTGCATCTTCCCACACCTTAAGAGTCTTTTTCATACACTCTTTATTAATCTTTTTAAACTTGTTCCAAAAGGCAGCTCTCGTTTGTTTATCGAGTTTATGTCTGTCTTCCCAAGAAGATGGTTTTAATTTTAGTCTATTTTCTTTTTTAGTATAAGTCATCGCCAGTTACCAGTACTCTATCGTTTTCACAAAATCCTACATAAACCTTTAGTCCAAACACCATGCTGTGTTCTGCAACTATTGTTACTTCAGATTTTGGAAGATAAGTTTTATCGTTTTGTTCTTGTAATTGTCGTTTAAGACGGTATATATTTCCTACTTGTAAAGAAGGAAGATGAGTAGTTTCAGTAATCATATCAGGGTGTAGAATACCTTCTGATTTTAAATGTCTATAGAACTTTTCACATAATTCGTCCATTTGGTCTTCTGTTAACTTTGTTTCTTCTTTCAACAACAACAGTGCAACAGCGTAAGATGCGAATGCAGTCTTACCGAACGGAACTTTATTTACGATTCTTTTTAGATTGAATACTAGTCTATGGAGTAAAGTAATTGAGTTTTTTTCCTTTGTACCTTCAGGTTTCTTCTCTTTGATTCTCATACCTTTATCGTCTATAAGACCATATTTGTATGCATCAAACTTTTTCCAAGGCGTTGTCAACATCTTTAGAATACGAAATATAATTAATGTATCTACTACTCTCATATATCTATTTAGGTCAATAAAACCCTCTAAATGGAGCTGCTGGAGAGATTCGAACTCACGACCTGCTGATTACAAATCAGCTGCTCTACCAACTGAGCTACAGCAGCTATAATTCTCTTAGTTTTTGTGCGAGTTCATCGTTAACTGGAATGTCTGTATTCCACGATTCTTCAACGTATCCTAAGTATAAAAGCATTGTTTTAATGGAAGACCAATAAGAAGGTTCAGTGATTTTGAAATCTAACATTCTCATTGATGCATCATATCCAAAGACATTGAATATGGTGATAAGGTGATTTAACATGAGGCGTTCTCTTAACTCACCTGCCTCATGATAACGGTGTAGGAGTCGTTTAAGGTATCTAAACCTTCGTAAATCTTCTTGGAACTCCTCTAGGTCTGCACATTGAGGGTCATCGTAGTTTTGCAATGCGAATGCACTAAAATTCTTTACAGTGAGTTTGTCGAATAGACCCATACGTTTTCCATAATATAATTAAATCTAAAAGTATTTAGTACTTTTAGATAGAGCCGTAGACTTTAAATGAACCTGTTTCTAATTTCTCCACTCTAAGGTTTAGTGTAACGACTTCTGTTTTTTCATCAAATTCGTCATGTGGAGTGTCTACGGTTTTACCAAATTGGTCTCCATATCTTTTCATATTAACTTGATATTCACCCGTTTCAGTAATTTCAGGGTGTTCATCAAGTGAAAGACCAAGTTGTCCTAGTTTCGCATCAATCTGACCGACAGCAGCACTAGGATTTAAAAATTCACTAACTGCACAATGTCCAAGAATGGCATTAATTCTTGATTTGACTTCAGGGTCGTTTATGTCATGGGGAACTTGTTGACTTTCTAAACCACCCACTTGTGTGCTTCCGTAGTGTCCTTCAGCTATAAATTCTGCAAATTTTTTCATATTATTATCCTATTATTCCTACTTTGACTGCAAGTACTTCTGCGTGAGCAGCGAATACTTCGTCTGATGCGTTTTTTGAAATTATTTCTGTTGCACCAGCACCTAGTGTGAACGTTCCGATTAGTGAATTTGCAGAAGTTTCTACAGATACTAATCTTGCAGTTGAACCACTATTGTGGACTCTTACTGCAGTTGCACTACCAAAGTTTGAACCATTAGTTGTGGACGTTCCACAAGCTGCTTCTGTTCCTAGTACATTTAATTTCATGTTAACCTACCTTATGCAGCTACTGTAATTGTTCCAGCTGCAGTTCCGATACCTACTACTGAAGTAATGGTTGCGTTACCACCACCTGCAGTGTCAACTATTGTTGAACCACCTGCGTGTGCTAATGGATTTGCACCGATACTTAATACATCACTTGCATTTGTAGCTGCGTTGTTAGCACCTATTGCAAGACTGAATGTAAGTTCGTTTGTCCCACTTCCTGATGCATATGCAAGTGAATGTGGGCCTCTTCCTGAACCTGAGCCTTGGTTTCCGTTAGTCACAGCGAATGTAGGTGTTCCACTTACAGTCACATTCTCGTTGAATATAACTTTAACTGATAAAGTTCCACCTTCTGATTTATCGAATGCAGTTGTAATCCAATCGATTTCAGTGATGTCTGCTTGTCCTATTCCTACTGCAAGGTCAGCTCCAGTTGCAACTAAAATTTCTTCTAGATTTCTAGAACCAACTTTCTTTTTAAGAACCCAACCTTCAGGTTTAGCGATAGTGTTTTTCTTGTCTTCTGTCGAAAGATACTTAGGTTTACTTTCGTCAGCGTCTGATACTCCCCATAATGCCATTTTGTTTTCCTCTCTTTAGTTTATTTATTGGCAAACTTAAGTATGCCATTAAAATTTGTTTTAAAAGACTTTATGTCTTTCTGTAATAATATAAGGTATTTAGACCGTTCAGGTGTCTTAAGTCGCATTAAAATGTCATGAACTTTCTCTGCATCCTTCCATTTTACCTTCATAGTCTTCATATCGTCCGTTCTAATTTTTTGGTCACGTTTAGTGTCAATCAGTTTCTTAAACTGCATTAGAATGTTCGCATCAGGTCTAAGTTGCATTCCTTGTGCATTTGAATCCATTGCCCAAATTGCTCTTTGGATAACTTCATCTTCACCAGCTTCTGCATACTTACCTTTTGCCATTGTGGATATTTTATCCAACATGGCTCTCAATTCTTTTTCGTTTTTTGCTTTCGCAACGGCACGTGCAACCTTTTGATTACCTGCATCGGACATCATTCCGAAGTCTGCAACCTTTTCCATGACTTTGGCGACTTTCTTCGCCTCTCCTTTCATGTAACCTAACTTTTTAATCTTCTCCTTAAAAGTTCGGTATCTAGCGTCTATCTTGTCCATTAGAATGCTTTGTATATTTCGTCATGATTTGCGAAAACTTTCTTAGATTTCTTCATGAGTTCTTGATACATACCAGTTCTAAGTGCAATCAAATCAGAAGACATAGAACCTTCTATTTTGTGCATTTTCTTTAACAGTTCCATCATCTTCACAACTTTCATTTCTTTCATACTCTTAGCTAAGACTATGATTGCCTCGTTATGGTCATTTCTGTCCGTCAAAGCAGCAATTTGTCCTACAGTTGCTGGGTCTAATTCTTTCTTCTCTTGAAGAGAATCTTCCCACATTGCACGAATAGTATCAAACTCATTCATGAAATTATTCCTCAGATTCTTCTGTTTCTTCTACTTCAGGTGTTTCTTCTACTTCTTCTTTCTTACCGTCTTTACCTTTTTCGTGGTCTGCATTCCAGTTTGCATCGATATAGTCGTAAAATTCTTTCTTTTTCTCACCACTTAATTCATCAGGTGAAGTGACACCAAACTTTTTCAAAACTGAATCAAAGAACTTTTTATATTCTGCAGATGATTCGATAACTTTTTTAGACGCTTCTAGTAGGTCGTCTGATAACCCTAATTGAAATCCTGTAAAACTCATTGTTCTAATTCTCCTGATTCGAAATAATCGAATAATTTTTGTTTGTTTTCTTCATTAAGCATCATTGACTTCGCAAGTCTACCTAACATATTTTTTTCTGAAAGTTTTTCTAAGTCAACAGAATTTTCTTCAGGTTCTTGAGTTTCTTCTGAAACTTCTTCAGTTTCTTCAGTTACTTCCTCTGTAGGTTCTTCCATTTCATTAAGAAGTCCGTCAATCTCTTCACTGATAACTTCGTCTTCAGTCTTTTCAACTACAGGTTCGTTTGCCTCTTTAAGACCTTCTCGAACTCTTTGTAAGGCTTCTTGCCAGTTTTCTGTTTTTTGTGTCATATCTTTATTTATGTTAATTGGATTCTAACCACCAACTCATCTACTCCCTTTTCTAGGTTTCCCTTCATTAGGTACTCTTTACCCGATTCTAATTCAATAGGCATATAACCACGTTCTCTCATATGCCACCCATTACCACTAAGTATGTGCATAGTTTGTTTCATACCTTGCACAACCTCTAAAGGAACAGAATCATTAAATGTTCTAATTAAATACTTAATCCCTGTTCCATGCTGTTCCGTAACAACATCTTTGGTCATTGACCTTTCCTATATTTAGTACTAGTTTTTAATTGATTTTAAAAAATCCCTCTTACCCGCTTTGTACATTGCAACAACACCACTATGGTCTGTTATCATATACATTGTTTGGATATTCAGTAATTCGTCTCTAGAGACACCTCTAATTTCCTTTTTCCAGTATTTCTCTATGTTCTTGTTAAGTTTACCACTTCCTGTTTTTTCAGGTCTATAAGGGTCTTCCTGTAAACCTAACTCTTCAGTTTTAAACTGAATTGTTGCACCTTTAAGTCTATACTGTTCTCCGAAGTTTGCGTAGTTAAGTGCTTTAACAACGTCTTTATTCTTCGAAAGGCCTCTCTTAAGTTTTTCAATCTGTTTAACTGCGTAGTTCATTGCTCCGCCATGGTCAAGTGCGATTTCAACTGCTTTTCTTACAGTCTTATCTCTAACTTTATTCCTTCTGAAGTAGACTGAAATTTCTTGTCCAGTAAGTTTACTTCCACTCATTTTACTTTCCAGTTTAACAGCTTTTCCTCTAGGTCTTTTAATGTTTCCACGTCCTCTTTTAACTTTCATTTCTTCTATTTCCTCAAATCTCTTCTCGGCACCTCTTCGAACTTTTTCATCACTGTCTACCCAGTCTTGTGGTGCATGAGAAATTTTATATCCACTAACCTTAACACCCCATTTACTCAAATGAGATACAATAACGTCTCTTAAGTCTTTCTTTTCATCAGGATTATCAAAATACTTTTCGACATCGTCATATAATGAATCGTCACCAAAGACATTATAGATATTAACTAATAGTGTTCTAGCATTCTTTTCACTTGCTTTAATTTTTTTACTTAAAAACTGTTTTTGTAGATAAGCTAATTTAGGTTTAGAATCAGGGACAGACCATGTTCCTTCTTGTAAAGATTCACCTTCAGGTACGAATGAGTTATTAAGATGTGCAAAGAACTCACCCATCATATCGTCCATGTAATCATCGATAACTTCATCAGTGTCATCAGGGTCATCATTTCGTATGTCTCCGTTTTCCCATGCAAGATTGTATAATGCTTGATATACTCTATGTTTACCGTGTTCAGGACTTTGTCCTCTCTTTGCAAGCATTTCGATTTCTCTTTTATATTTCTTTGCAATTTGACCGAGTTTCATTGCACGACCTTCTTCTAATTCAACTTCTTCCATTATACCTATTCTCTTTGCGTGAGCAACTGCTTTCTTAACATCATTTTTTGTAAATTTAGAAAGTGAAGGACTCTTATTTGCAGGGCCTACAAAGAATTTAGGAACACGATTAGTTACAAAATCTACTTGACCAATTTGTCCTGCAGGTATTCCTTCTTTCTCTAATTCTTTGAGAAAGTCTATTGCTTTGTCTACGAACTTAGTATCATTTTGACCAAATGCTTTAGATTTCTTTGATATTTCTTTTTTATCTTTCTCTAAACCTTGTATTAGAGATTTATAGGTTTGTTTTTCTTCCAATTCTACTTCTTCTTTTCTACTACCTTTCTTCTGTCCGTAATAGTCTTTAAGGAAATCTTTTGCAACTGATAATGGAATCTTCCAGTCTCTTGCAAGTTCTTTTGCAGTCGCACCTTGCTGAATGTCTATAAGTAAATCACTCATTTTACCTTCTTCAAGTTCTTCCTTCTGCATCAATTTCAGGGTTGTCATATCACCAATAATTTTAAGAATATCTTGTTGTGCTTTTAATATAGACTCGTATTGTCTATTGAAAGCTTGAGATTGAAGTGTCTTATCACCCATTTTTGTAATCTTAAAGTAGTCTTTCTTTATCTTTTCAATATCTTTGGAAAGTTTCTTAACTGCGTTGATTTCTTTATCAGTAACTTCTTGAAGATTTTCTTCTTTCATACCCATAACTTTATGTGCAAGGTTAACAAGCATTCGAATACTTGCTTTTTCCATTTTCTTTTTGTTTGAATCGTTGACTTTTTCATATGCTTTAACGATAACACTCGCAGTAAACATATCTAACATTACACCACTAACTTTAGCTGCACCTTTAGTGTCAACAATCTTTTGGATTTCAGGCATTAAGTTTTTTGCTTCTTCTAGAGATTCTCCCAACTTGAGGTTACCACCAGTAATTTTAAAGTTTAGTCCACCTTTTTTAAACACCTTAAGAACTTCTTTTACATCTTTAACATTTTCAAATTGCAACCATTTACCTTCTTGAACTATGTCCTCGAATGGTTGATTTCCGCCTGGATATAACTTATTATTAATGTGTTTATATGCCTTAATTGCATCGTTTTTATTTCTAAATTCTAATTCTACAAACTCTGCATCTCTTGCTTCTTCTAAACTTTCTTCTAGGGGTTTAACAAAGTTATCGTCAAGTTCTTCATTGTAAGGGAAACCTTTAAGGGGATTTTGGAATACCTGCATGAATGACTTTTTCTGTTTGTTCTTTTTCTCTTGGATTACTTCTTGAATACCTGCAAGATACTTCTCCACATTTTGATATGGTGTATCTTCTTGGTATGCCTTTAAAGTTTCAGGAGTTCCAACTTCGTGGACTCCATTATCGTGTTTATTTCCCGCCATTTTAATTATCCCCTTTTTTGATTTGCATAATAGGCTGCAACTGCCATTTTTTTAATTTCTTCTGCACTTTGGTTTTTAAACTGAGGTGCATTTGACTTTTTAAAATCTTTTATAAAATCACCTATAGTTGCATCTTTACCTAACTTCTCTCGAAGTCTAGGTTCTGTTCTGTTGTATTTTTGAGACACAATAGATAGGTTTGATTTATCGTTATTCAAAGGATTGTTATCTTTATGATGAACGTCCTTTCCTTTGATTCCTTTTCTGTTCTTTAACATTCTTCGTGCTTCATTTCTTTTTGCACGTCTTTTAATTTGTTCAGGTTTAGAATGATAATTTTCGTATTCTTTTTTGTAGTTTCTACCTTCTTTTAAACCTTTCATTAGTTGAGATATTTTTTTCTTATAATCCCTATCATTGACACCCCAACGTTGTGTCCTAACTTTCATCTCTTTGGATTTCAACAATGTTTCAAAATCTTTTTTAGTGAGAGCTGGAAATGCTCTTTCAAATTCTCGTTGCGTTATATGGCCAAGAAGCATATCTTTTAATGCACTTTCCCAACCATCTCCTACAGAAGAATCAAAATATGATTTACCTCTTATTTTGGCAACACCTTTTTGGTCACCACGACCATAATCTTCGGATATGTTATCTCCCCACTTAAGGAACAACTTTCCTTTTTCTTGTTTCTTATCTGAAACCTTCGCACCAACAAAAGAACCAAGTGTATTTAACATACCAAGACCTTTCTCTTGGTTTTTCTGAATTTCTTTTCCAACCTGACTTTTAATCTTTTTCATTACAGCGTCAATTATATCACTAATGCCTGCAACTAATTTACCTTCATCAACATCTTCTTTAAATCTTATTCTTGCTTTCTTTAGTGCTTTCTTTAAACCGTCAACAACATTATCATAATCAAATCCTCTATTACCATAAGAACTGTCCCAATCATCTTCAAAATCTTTCATTACTTGACTGAATTTAACACCATTCTTGTATTTGTATGATTTTACTTGAGCTTCGAAATCTTTTGAAGAATAATTGAATGCTTCTTCTACTGACTCATTTGCCTTTCTTTCTGCATCACGTTTCTTTTGTATTGCAGTGTCTATTGATTCTTTCTCTTTTGCACCTGCAAGTCTTTCATTTTCTCTTTCATGTTCGTCTTTAAGTGCTTCAATTTCTTGTTCGTGTTTCGCTTTAAGTCGTTCCATTTCCTCAACTTGTCTCGCTTTTGCAAGTGCAGTCTGAACTGCAACGTTATCTTCTTCTGCAAACAAAGACTTAAAGGTCTCTACTTTATCTTCACGAGAACTTTTTTGTGCGTTAAGTATTTGGTCTAAAATATCCATACAATCTATTTATCTTTTTCTACGGGTTAACTCATGTTGTTTCCATGCGAGAGCAACCTTGTTAGTAGGGAATTTACCCACCCAAGTCATAAGATTTCCATATAATTTAGAAGCTTTGTTCTGTAAGGACTTAACAGTATCGTCATTAACGATTTCTATGAAATCTTTACCGAATATTCTTTTAAATGTATTTGCGTTTTTCTCTACTGCCTCATGTTCTTTTATTAAAATTTCAGGTGGTAGTGTTCTTGCTCTCATTGAATTGAGTCTTTGTGCGAGTTCTAAACTGGTTTTAACAAACACCATTTTGTACTCATATCCCAATGCATCTAAATTTTTCTTATATGCTTGTATTTTACCTGCTTTTGCACTTGTAGTGTCAAAGATTAATCCTAATCGTTCAGGAACAGCAATATCCATTTGTTTTTGTGCGAGTGCTTTTGCTTTTCCACGAATTTTGTCTCTTTTAGGGTTGACTGCACCACTTCCATTTGCAGTCATTTTCATAGACATTCCTGCTTCTTTCATGTATCTTTCAAAGTGTGTATCACTATTGATTACTTTAAGTCCTAGTGCCTTAAGTGAGAGTGCATCAACCACTGTTGACTTACCACTTCCTGGCCCACCCATTAAGAAAACACATTTGAATATGCCTGGGTCGTAAACACCTTCTTGTAATAAGTCCTCAAACATATAATTAGGCATAGTTTCTTCTTTGATACCCATACCACTTCTAACTTCTTTATAAAGTTGTTCTTGGTCTCTCAAGTTATTAGATGCAACACCTTTTTTAAATGAATCAAAGTCACCCTCTTCTGCAGCCTTTCTCATTTTACTTGCAGACATTCCTGATACTCCTTCTGCATCAGGGTCTCTTTGACCTGCAGAAATGATTTCTATTGAATCAAATTTATAGTACCCGTGTCTTCCTTTAGAACCATTATACTTTTTGATAAGTGTTTCAAACTCTCTAACTCGGTCTGAACCTGCAACCATACGAAATTCTCTATACCCTTGATTGTATAGTTCTGTAACAATTTCAAAAATTGTTCTTGCAGGTGTTTTTACAAGACCAACCTTTTTACCAAAGAATTTTCTCATCCATTTTTGTTTTGTATTATAGTCTAATGGATTTGATTTTTTATCATTTGAGTGAGACATAAACACTAGAGGTTTAAAACCACCACCCGATGCCTTAACTACTTTATCTACCAACGCACCATGTCCAATAGTAGGTGGATTAAATCGACCAAAGGCAATTACTACCTTTTGGGTTGAACTTTCATTAAATTTCTTAAATGTTTTCATCTTGTTTCATTATCCTAAACTTTAATAAAGGTTTACCATTAATTGTAATGTCTCCCTTTTCATTTTTTTCTATACTCTTAACAACCATTTTCTTATTCTTAAACTTTCCACCAAGAACCACATCGCCTATACTAATAGGAATGTAAATTGTTTCGTCTAAAAATTCTTTAAATGATTTCATTACTTGTCCCATGCCTTAGCGGCGTTAAAATTGTTCTGACTAAACTCCATTCTATCTACTAGTTTAACTGCAGAACCTGTATTGTCTATTGCAACATAACCTTCAGGATTTACTACTTTAAATCCATTGTCCGTTTTAACAAAAGTTCCGATACTCTTTACTCTATTTAGAGCGGTTATAATTAACTTTTTAGAGTCAATCAAGTGTCCTTGAAACTTTGCGAGGTTATCTACCATTTTAGAAATTGACCTTAAATCACGCATGATATTATCTCCAATCTCTCTTTTAATTGCTTTTGTTTTTTCTTGTTTAACCTTTGCGACAATCTTATCTCTCCAATAAGATTCTACATGAGTTAGATAATCTCTCCCATTTGGATTCCATTTACCACTACGGATAAGTGTATTAGTGTATGTCTTATATGATGCACCTGCAGCTCCTTTTGAAGTAAGTACATTCTGTACGTCATTAAACTTCTTTAAATCTTTTGCAGTAATTCCGTGAAATGCTTTACCTGTATTTGTAAGTGCCTGCGTGAGTGCAAGTGTTTCTTTTGCAGTCATGTTACCATAACCAGTAGTATCTTTATAGGTTGCATCGTCTTGCCAAACCTTAGACGATGAAGGTGGAAGTTTCGCACCGAATGATGCAGATAGTTTTTCTATTGTTGAACCTTTATAAGTTGTATGCCACACTACACCTAGTGTTGCAGAATCTATCTCTTTTCCTAGTTTAGAATCTTTTAAAACTGCGTACATAATTGTGTTTGGTTGAAATGTAATGTAACTCTTTCCGTCCATTTTAGTGTTTTTCTTTTCACCTGAAGTGAACATTAAATCACCCTGTAGGATTTCTTTCATTCCAATCCCCGAAAAGGCATTGAATGCTTCTGTAAATTTTGATTTGAGTACACCGTTTAGGTCGGGTGAATCGTTGATTTCCTTTACACTAGAATAGTAAAGGGCACCCGTTTTGTTGAATAGTGATTTTTTTGCAACGAAAAACTTACCTGTTTCGGGGTGAGGGCCACACCAAATTGCAGGTGCTCCGTCCCACTTAACAGTCATATTAACCCTTCCTGATGCGTTACCCTTCATCATATCTCTTAACTCTCTTAAGAAATTGATAGATGCACGTCCACCCGAAATACCGTAGTTAATTATTTCGTCTTCTAAGTGTTCTAAATGTAAGTTCTTTCCAGCCATATTAAGTCTGTTGCAATTATTATTGTAAGTTTACACTACTATTTATGCATTTGCAAGCACTAATGCATAAAAAAAGGGGTCTGCAGAACCCCTTAAAACTCCTATAGGTTTTTGTCGTTTTAATCTACTGTTGCAAGCATTTCCACATGGGTTGCTTTCATTATATCTAAATCTGTTTTAATTTGAGCTGCATCAGCATTGTATTGTGTGTTCTGATTGGTGAAGTAATTCCACTGTTCATATGGGTAAGTGTCGAAATCATTTTGTACCACAGCTGTTACAGTAGGGTTATCCGTTCTCCACGCAGGATAAAACTCATTAGCACCTGCACCTGTCCAGTCAATACCGTCTACTGGATTGGAAAAATTTGTCCCATCATAATCATACGTCCTTAACTTATACGTCTTATTAACCCCAGTCATCCACTGCCATTCTGTTTCTAGTGTGTTTATTTCTTCAAGATATGAATCGCATTCTGCTTGGGTAAATATAAACCCGTCTGTAATGTGTGAATTTCCTGATGTTGCTGGCATATAAATCTCCTGAATTTCTATTATTTATATTTTTTGTAATGGTGTAGACGACAATTTAGTGTCTATTTTATCAATTTTCTCTGATATTTTTTTGACATCTTCTTCGTTGTTTTCTTTTTTAGCGTCTCTGAGGGCTATTTTTAAGTCAACTTTCTTTTGCAACTCACTAAGCACCTCATGAGATTTAAGGTTCTTCTTCATATTACTATTTATATCAGACTTGGAAATCTCCATACTTACTTTCTGATTTTCCTCTATCAAAAACTGGTGTAGAATCGTCTTCTTCTATCGCAGAATCAATCAATTCTTCTTGTGCTTCTTGTTCACAATCATACAATTTCATTCTTGCACGGTCTACACCTATAACAAATCTCTTAAATACAGTTGGGTCATTGTATCTATTCTTTAACTGTTTAACGACCATTTGGTCTAATTCTTCTAATTCTTCTGAAGTAATCAATGCAAACATGAAATCTGCAGTTGCAGGAAGTCCAAATGACTCTGAAGTATCCGTCAATTCAATATCTGTTGACCCATAACCACTTCTTGTTGTTTGAGTTGCACTCATAATTGGTACGTCAAACTCTACTGCAAGTCCTCTTAACTCTTCTGCAATACTTTTAACAAGTGTATAAGAGTTCGCACCAGCACCTGGCCTGATTCTATGACTTGCACAAATGTTTAGATAATCAATAAAGATAATATCAGGTGTAAAGTCTTTCTTTATACTTAACTCTTGTAAAAGGTGTCTAAAGTGTCCTGTATGTGCAGCTGCAGTAGGATATTCTTTAACTATTAATTTACCTTTGGTTTTATTTTTAAGTTTATCAACTTTCTTACCAAACATATTTTTAGTAATATCACTTAAATCTTGAATAGGAACATTCATGGTATTCGCATCAATTCTTTCTGCAATCTTTTCCTCTGACATTTCAAGTGTAATGTAAAGAACATTCTTGTTCATCATTAAATGACTTGAAGCCATATGACACATGAATAATGATTTACCAACACCAGTTCCTGCGAGACAAATATTCAAAGTCTTATTGGGTAATCCACCTTTAGTAACTTTATTGAAGTATTCTAAATCAAATGGGATTTTTTCCTCTTCAGTGTGGTAAAATTCCCACCTATCGTCTGCATCTTCTAACTGGTCATGACCAATATGCGTATCGAAAGACACGGAAAGTGCATCCTTTAAAAGTTCAGGAATATCTCCTCTTGACCGTTGAGACTTCTCATCAAGCACCTCTATAGAGTCCATGACAGCGATGTAGATAGCCCTATCTTTGCACCATTTTTCTGCCTCGTCTATTAACCAATCTTGTGGGGTTTCGTCTTGATGTGAACCAATTTCCTTTACGATAGTTTTAGAAGATTTAACAACACCATCTTGTAGACTAGTGTTGTTCTCTAAGTTTATGAGAAGTGCCTCTATCGTAGGAGTTTTGGTATATTTGTCAAAGTAAGTATTTACTTCTTCAAATACAGTCTTTTCATCGGTCTCAGTGAAGTATTCTGCCTTTAAAAAAGGAAGCACCTTCCGTGCGAACGAATCACTCTGAATCAGATTCTTGAGTATCGTCTGTTCTATTCTCGCTTGTTCCATACTTAAAATACCTTTGTGCGTGTTGTTCTAGTTGTCCCATTACATCTTCTGTAAAGAACTTTTCGGGATTGTTGTTAATGGTTTTACCAAATTCAGTTTTACCATTAGGTAGTTTAACACGAGTTCCTTCTTTTGTAAACACATTAAATGCAAGTGCCATGTCCAGTAACCCATAATACCTATCCAACCCTTTATCATAAGATAATCTAACATCAACCACTCTGTTTTCAACTGTCATTCTTGACTTGGCGTTTTTACAGTGAATGATATTACCAATTATCTCTGTACCCTCTTTTTCTTTCTTCTTAGATAAGAAGATAATAGAGGAAGCAGCGTACTTGAGTCCACTACCACCACCCATTTCTTTCTGAGGGAACATAGAACCAATCACATCATAAGTGTGATTTGTAACAATCATTGGAATCCCAACTCTACCCAATTTCAATGTCAAGACTCTAAATGCACCTTTGGTGATTTGAGCTCTTGTCATATCTTTAGTCTCTTTACCGTCTGCAGTGTCTTCAATTTCTTTAGTAGTTGATAACATACCAAGTGAATCTAAGACAAACATCATTTTAGGACGTTTGGATTTAGGGGATTCAGCATACTTATCCAGTATGGATATTGCTTGATTTCTGAATTGTTGAACAGTAACGACTGGAACAATTACAACCCTTGAGGAATCAATTCCTCTTGATTCAATCATATCCTTCGATAATGCAGATTCAGATTCAAAGTAGAATACTGCAGAATCTTTATGGTCTTCCAAGAACTGTTTAACCATTCCTAATGCGAAATAAGTTTTTCCAGTTGCAGATTCCCCTGCGATTGCAGTAATTTTGTTTGAAGGTAGTCCACCGTATAGTGAACCACTTAGAAGTGCGTTGAATATGTGGGAACCAGTATCAATGAACTCGTCCACATCTCCAGCTGCAACTCCTTCAGAAACGATATTTGCATATTCATTTCCTGATGCCTTAATAAGGTCTTTTAGAATAGTTGTCATAAAATTACACCTCTCATAATGTATATTCTATTATACACTAATTTAGGTTATCTTGTAAGGTGTTTTTTGGATAATTTTTTAAGGGATTCGTCTTTGTGTAATCTCACGTCTATGTAATCATGCACAAGAGATTTGAGGGAATGGATTTGGATTTCTATAATAACTAAACCTGCAACTATGAGTCCTATCATAAAAATATAGAAACAATCCATAGGGGTTATAATCATGAGACCTTGTCAATCTGTTCTTGAGTAACAGTACCCCTTTCTATTAAGATTCTTCTATGTTCCATGTGTTGAGATTCTACTAGGTCTTTATTTTCACCTGTATATGGAACTGCGTGTGCATCTAGAATCATTTGTTCATTTACCGAAACTCTATGTTGACCTTCGAATGTTTGGTGACCACCTTTTTCGTCCATCCAATCTTCGTCTAAATCAGGAGATACAAATAACTCTCCAAGTATCCTTCCGAATTTTCCTTTATCGTGAGATACAAGTGTTATATCACCTTCTGAAAGTAAGTGTTTCAAGTGTTCTTTGGAAGCTTTTCCGAATAGTTTTTCTACTTTATCTCTTGTTCTAGATTCTGGCGTATCGATTCCCATTAAGCGAACTCTTTGTTTTTTAAGAGTTGTAGAGAAGCCTAAATCTATATCAACGTCAACAGTATCACCATCTACGATTTTAACGATTGAAACGTGAAATTCTGCTTGTTTAAAAACTTTCTTTTTCTTACCCATACGGTTATTTATACTGGTTGTGTTTTCTATAGGAAGTTTTTTCTTCCCAGTTCTCTACTGCCTTTTTTATTCCTTCTTCTGCGAGGACTGAACAGTGTAATTTGATTGGTGGAAGTTCTAGTGCCTTTGCAATTTCTTTATCTTTAATCTCTTTTGCTTCTTCAATAGTCTTCCCAATTAACATTTCAACAAACAAAGTTGAACTTGCAATCGCACTACCACACCCATAGGTTTTAAATTTAACGTCTTCTATTGTGTCCCCATTCATCTTGAGGTCTAGTTTCATTACATCACCACAAGCAGGCGCACCCACCATTCCAGTTGCCACATTTGGGTCTTTAGGGTCGAACCTACCAACTGAGTGTTTTTCGGGATTTTTGAGTACAGATTCAAATCTATCTACTACCTGTTTACTATATGCCATTTACCATAATGCCCAAATTGTTAATAAAACGACAATTAGTACTAGGGCTTGTTCTACTGCCATATATCTATTTATCCGAAGAATGAATCCAAACTTGCGACTGGTTCTACATTCCAACCAATTAAACTAATAATGTTTCGAAGTGGTTCAATAAAGGACTTATCAAACTGCATATCATAATCAACATATCCATTCAATTCAAATTCTCTTGGAAGAACATTGATAAACGATATGACGTTTTCGTTGATTGGATTTGGAACTGTAAGGTAAGTGAAGTGTATCTTATCACTATTCTTTACGTTCTCATATCGTTTGTGGACGTTCTTCTTCTTGAGTAAGTGGTTATACAGTAATGCACCCCTAACGTGTATAGGTGTACCCTTACCATAAATGTTTGTTGCATCTGAATATTGTGCAAGGTTATTACAACCTCTTGGTGATGCAATTTCTTCTACAGGTAGTGTTCTAAATTCCTTTCGTGCAGTCTCTACGAAGTCCCAAACTTCTTCTTCGGTTCCGTTCATGACAACCTGTAACACTTCAGTTAACTTTTTACGAACCCATTGTGGTGTACTGGACTTTGCAGTTTCAATCCCCATCATTTTTAGTTTAGGTTCTGCGAGTCGAACACCCTCATTATCTAATACATTGAGAATGTATCTTTTCTTTGCAGTCCATATTCCTCTATCTGCAATCACCTCACGACCCATAACCATTTTCTGTTGGAATGCGTTAGTGTAATCTGCAAGGTCTTCATATCCATCAGTCAATACGTCTAGTATTTTATTTTGACCAGCCTCATTTAGAAAATCGACAATCCTTGACTTGGGTGTACCTTCAGGAAATATCTCCTGTACCATTTTATCAAAAGTCACATAAATCGAATCGGTATCCATTGCGATTACATAATCTTCGTCTTCAGTACCTAAAACGTCATTCATGAAGTCGTTTATAGTGTTCTCTGCAGTCTTAATAATCATTTGACCTGCAGTAGTAATACCTTCTGCAAGATTAGGGTCAAAGAATGCGAAGTATTGATTCGCAAGAGCACCATATGCTGAGTTCAATGCAATCTTTCGAACCATTTGATTGTTGTTTGCTCTCTTAATAAGAGTATCGAGTTCTTTTCGTCTTGGTTTATCTGCACTCTGATATTCAATTTGATATTCAATCATTTTCCTTTTCCAGTCCTTTCTTTCTTCATAGAACTTTTCCATAAGTTCAGGAAGGAATCCTTGACGTTCTCTTGAAAACTTAACACCATTAGGTGTAACTGTACAATTCTGTTCTTTAAGTTCAGACAAGTCATGTTCTCTGTTTAATAACTTATCAATGTTCAAAGTCATAAGGTCACCCTTTATCATTTTCTCAGGTGAAACATTGTACTGCATAATAATATGTGGATACAGTGAGTTCAAATCAAATGATACAACCCAATCGTGTTTTCCAACAATAGGTTCTTTAACATACGCACCAACAATAGAATGGTGTTTTGTCTTCTCAAGTTTTTGTGGTGGTGTTTGAATTTTCTGTTCTTTAAGGAAGTTATAGATAATGGTTTCCCAATATTTTACCATACCAAAAGTATCTGAATAATTACACTTCGCATTGTAAGCCATTGTCATGGTCAATTCCAATAGACCAAGTTTATCTTCTAGGTCTTCAACAAGTGTAACGTCTTTAACATTGTATTCAAGATATAAAGAATAGTTGTTCTTGTAAAGTGTATGCAGGTTTCCATATTCAGAATAATCAATCTTTTGTTTATCCAATTCAAGGTGTGAAATATGGTCAAGTGAATATGATTCTTGATTTACAAATGTTCTTTGTTTGTATAGTGCCATGTAATCAATTACATTAACACCATATAGATTGAACACTACAACTTTGTTACCATAATTGTTAACGTAATCCCTTACGTCTGACATATTCCAAGGCGAAAACTTTTTATGTGAACCCTCTCCAAATAACTTATCAACACGATTACAAAGATAAGTCATATCAAATGCATCAACATTCCAACCAGTAATTATATCAAAACTTTCTTTTCTCCAATACTTAATGAATGCTTCTAGTAAGAATGCTTCATTTTCACATTCATGATAAACAACATTTTTAGGACATTCATTCCAAGGCCCAATACCAAAGGTATGTGCATTTTTTCTAAATGGTTTAATTGTGATTGCGTTGACTTTTTCTTCTGCGAGAGTTGGTTCAGGGAATCCATTTTCTGACTCACACTCAATGTCAAGTGTTGCGATTTTGATTTGGGTATAGTCCCATTCAATATCACCATGAAACTTTTCTGCGATATAGGTGTAGATATACTTGTCATATCCATGAATTTCGAATCCATCGACTTGGTTGTATTGTTCACGGAATTTTCTTGCACCACCCATAGTGTCAAGATTGACTGGTTCTAGAGGTCTTCCGTCAAGAGAACGGAATGCTGTATCACCCTTTTTGGAAAGAACATAATGATTAGGTCTGTATGCGACCTTCATTAAATGTTGTTTATTTCCCTGATACCCTTTTACGAGTATTTTATCACGAGTACGACATACATTTGTATAAAAGTCCATAATATAATTATACTACAGACTATGTTATTCTACAAGATGTTTTGGTGCTGATGGGTGCAATAATTTCTTAACTGCATCAAGTTTGTCTTGTGCATCTGCAAGTTTAGTTACTTCCATATCCATTGCACCAACTACATCAGGGTGTTCCCCAATACCAGCTGGATTTGATTGAAAGACTTCGATATTTGCCTTTGCAGTTGCAATATCACCCTCGTATTTCTTTTCTAATGCTCTTAATAAATCTGCCATATTAATTTCCTGTTGCGACTTTGTAATTTGTTTCAAGATTTGGTCTAACCTTGAACATGGTTACTATTTGTTTTTTTGGTATTACAAAGTTATATTCTCTTGCGTACGGTAACCATGTCGCAAGATTAATCTCCATTCTATCTTCTACTACTTGTTGCACACATAATTGTGCATCTTGAATCAAAATGGTATTACTAAAAATGGATTCGGTAACATAACCTATGATTACCTCTCCCCCTAAAAGTTTTACTGCCTTTATTTCTGTAGTACTAAACACAACCCAAAACTAGTTCCTGTAATTCTTTAGACCTTCGACCAACCTGACCAAACCATCTAGAATCTTCCATTTCGACTGCGACTCTTTTCCAATCTTCTTCTATAACTGCAGCCCACATATTGTTGAATTTTGCAAACCTAGTTCCACCAAGATTGAAAGTCATGTTAACTAAAACGTGTTGAATATCTTCAGGAAGTGCATAAAAATCTTCTCCACCTTTTCCTTGAAACACATGGATTGTTTCTTCAACGTGTTTATTAAAATCTGATTCATAGTATTCATCGACTGTTTCTTGACTTACTGGTGTCCCTGCAGGTTGTCCGTGTTCAGGGTCGTCTTCTTTAATAAGATGTCCAACACCTAGTGTTAAATATCCTAGTGAATCTGCGTATACTTCGAGGACTTCTCCCTCGTGTCTTTTAATCTGTTCCTTTAGAATCTCTTTGTTCATTCTTCTCTCTCTCCGCTTGGTGTTCGATGAGTTCAACCAATATATCACCCATCAGTGTATTTAATTCCTCAATATTTAGTAGTCCTTTTAGGTACTCTTCACTAGGTTCTACTCCATGAGGAACTCTTCTTATTGTTCTTTGAAAATTGAGATGAGGTGTTCCGTCTTCCATTTGTACTTTGCCGTACTGATATACTAAACCGTCCCATTCACCACCCTGTAATTCTATACCTGCAGTTTTATCATCAGGATTCTCTACAACTCTGTAGACCCCTTCGTCAAATAATTTTCTAGTCGTCATTACAAAATGCGATATGGTTTTTACTATATCTTCCTAATCTCTTATACTGTTCATGTACATTACTGAATGAATGTCTCAATCCTTTAATGTAATGTTCATAATTTCTTTGAGTTACAAATGCGTTAAAGGCAATATAACCCTTGTTAATCTTATTTAGGTTTTCATAAAATTCTGTTGACCTAATCTCTTCAGGCATTCCTTTCGGCCCAGCTATATCAACAAAAATATAATCATACTGCGTGGTGCAGGTTTCTACGAACTCAAATGCATCACCAATAACACAAGTAATTCTATCGTCATTAGGCATATGGAAATAGGTTTCTCCTATATGTCTAAGGTCAAATATATCAACACTAGTGATATTCATTTGTGTATTTCTATGCAGGTAAGACGGGATAACTCCACCACCAGTTCCTAGAACTAATGCACGTTGTTCAACTGTAGGAAGGAAAGGTAGTGTCTTGCGATACTGAAGAACTTCAACCATTTCTTTAGCATAAGTCTTTTGTAATTCATGAGGATATTTCTTCTTCAATGAAGTTTGATTCAACACACCATCAAACTCTAAAATTATACACTGTTGAGTTTCTCTAACTGCAATCTCAACACCATTTACTATTTCTTTATAAATTATTTCACTCATAAATTCTAACTCCAAATGAACAATCGTTCATAATTGATTTATGGATACCTAGAGACGCTTTTCTTGTTCCCATAGCTCCACCTGCAAATGTATCTACAACTTCCCTTTCTTGTAAATCTCTCATTGTTACATAGTGCATATACGCACCAATTCTTTTTCTAACCTCTTCAGGTACTTCAACTTCTTCTTCAAATACCATATGGTCAATAGACTTGTTTACTAATTGATACCCAATTTTCTCATTTAGTAAAAGGTACACAATCAATCCTACAGGTACATCACCATATTCAAACAAATAATATTCAACTGAAGGGTCATTCCAATATTCATATTTGGTAATTGCATCTGACATTCCTTTAGATAACCATTTAGTCTTTTCAACGTCTCTCTTCCAAGTTAAGAATGCATTGTTTATCTTTTCAACTACACCATCAGGTTGGTTTAATTTTCTATAAGAGACTTCAGGATTTTTTAGTAATCTATTAACACCCTTTTTGGTTCTCCACCTGTTATTCATTTTTTCCATGTTAGTATCAACATGAGAATAATAATTATAAGTTTCAAATTCAGTATGCAATTCTAATCCTTTCTTTTCAATCCATAATGATTCTTGTTCATTACCTAAGAATTTTTTACATACATTCTCTCTCAATGCATCGAATACTAATTCTTCATTTAGTAATGAACCACTTGCACTGATTGGTAATCCTTCAAGTCTTTTATAAATGTGTTGGAACATTTGAACGTGTTTCAGTACTATCACGACCAAGTCTTCCCCAACACTTACTGTCGCAACTTTTCTTTGCCATTCATTTTTAATCTTATGATATTCGTGAACATATTCTGAAGGAAGTAATCCTTCATAACCATATCTCATTCTTCTTTGATACTGATAAAAATCTATAAACTTTTTACTGGAAGGTTCCTTGAGAGATAAACACATATCATTAAAGAATAATGAAGGGTCTACTGTTTTTAATGCCTCTATATCGATGCAGGGAATAGCTTCGAAAGGGTTCAACTCATCCAAAAAACTCATCTAGTGTACTCACTCTTGCATCTTTAAAAAAATCTCGAGCTACACCTTTTGAAAAACACCAAATATTTTCAATGTAATATTTCTTCATGAACTCGTCCATTGCTTCTTTGTCAAAATTTCCGTCTTCATCTTTGAATACAGATTTACCTTGAGGTCTCTGCATGATTCTCATTCCAATCTGACCGTCAAAAAATTCTTCTCCAATATGTCTGATTACTTCGTCTCCTGACCTGTATCTAACACCATTGATTTTTGGGTCTAGAATGTTTATGTATAACACTCCACCATTTGCAAGTACATCAAAAGACGCTTGTGCAACTGGTAAATAGAACTCGTCTCTCCACGCATTATACTCATTAAACTTTGACCATGATTGGTCTTCTTCATGTTCTCCACCCTCATTATATCTCTCTGTTGAAAAATATGGTGGTGAAGTGAATGCACAATCGATTGGTGGAAGGTTATTATAATTTAAATCTTCTGCACCACATCTATAAATCTCAACTTCCTTTGAACCAATACAAGCGAAGTAATCTTCTTGTTCAACTAATTCAGGTTCTTTACCTGTAAGAATCTTTTCATATGTAATACATTGTTTTTTGTATCTTTCAAATGTCGCAGGGTTTGGGTCTGTTCCTATATAACGTTTTGTGTAATTCCCTGCATAAAAACCACATAGTCTGTCACCCCAACCACAAGAAGTATCAAGTACTGTTTCACTCCTAGTGTTGTCATAGATAGATTTTGCAACAAGTGGTTTGAACTGCGTTGCAATGTATGTTCCCAATCTGAATGCAGAAATGTAAGATTTTTCATCCAACTTTCCACCCATGAGTTCTTCCTGTCCTTCAACTTGTACTTTTTGTACACCATTGATTCCTCTCCAAATAGGCCCTAAACATCTCCAAATTTCTTTAGAGGTTCCTTCTTCCCAAACTTTTACTGGTGGTTGGAAACCATAACTTCCACACGCAAGTCTTAAGTCTTGGTGAAAGAAGTTTGATGCATCACTATGAGTAGATGCACAATCAATTAAACCCATACCCCACTGGTCAAAATCAAAAGTATAATCGTCATACTTTTCCATGACCTCTTGTTCTAGGTTATCTGTAGGTGTGATACATTTACTAGTATCATAATCTCTGAGTGCAAGAAACATTTCACGCATTCTTTCGAATGAAATTTTCTTAAAAGGGAATGGTGGTCTGTTTTCTGCAATGAAATCTGCGAGTGCTAAACGAAATTCTTCCTTACCATATTCTTTGGTAATTGCATCAAAAAGGTTACCGTCTAATATAGGTAACCCTTCTGAATTTACATTGTCGGATAGAATTTGTTTTAGAGACACTATCTACTTGTTCCAAGATATTCCATTACAGTTTCTGCATCAGAAATTTCGAATGGGTCGGTTCCAATATCATCACCAAAACCTTCTTCGATAAACATCTTTTCAACTTTACCGTCATTTAAGACAGCTGCATATCTCCAAGACCTCATACCAAATCCTAGATTTGATTTTCTGACTTCTGCACCAAACTTATGCGTGAACTCTCCATTTCCATCAGGAAGGAAAGTTATATCTGTTGCTCCTAAAGAGTCTCTCCATTCATTCATAACAAAAGTGTCATTTACTGAAATACAGTAAATTCCGTCAATCTGTAATGTTTGGAATTTTTTAAAGTTTTCCTGAAAACCAGGCACTTGTTGTGTACTGCAAGTTGGTGTAAATGCACCAGGCAATCCAAATATGATTACTCTCTTACCTGCAAACTCTTCTGTAGTGTTGATATTACTCCACTCTCCGTCTACACGAACTGGAAAATCAACATTAGGAACTTCTTGACCTACTTCAATAGGCAGTCCCATTTCTGCGTTATTATCACTTGACATATTTTACTCCATAATATAAAAAGATACACCCATTATACTACATAACAGGTGTATCTGTAAGGGGTTTTTTAAGAAATTTTGATTTCTTGAGGTTTGTCTTCTTCAGGTACAATCCTTTCCAAAGAGACACTCAAAATACCATTCTTTAAATCTGCACCTTTAACGATTATATCGTCTGCAAGTGTGAATGTTCTTCTGAATGAACGTGATGCAAGTCCTTTGTGGACATAATCAAGTTCGTCTCCTTCCTCTTGTTTACCTTCTATTGAAAGAAGTTCTTTCTCTTTTGAGATTGAAATTTCTTTCTTGGTAAATCCAGCTACTGCAAGTTCAACAGAAAAGTTTTCTGCATCATGTTTTACAATATTGTAAGGTGGATAGTTTACATTAGAGTGCGTGTCTGCACGTTCTAATAATTGAAGAGTTCTGTCGAACCCGATTGCGAATGGGAAAGTTGTTGTGAATTTCCCGAAGACATCATCGAAGTGTGTCATAAGTTTCTCCTTTTTTAAGCAAGTTAATATTCTAGTCCTCTTATGAGCAACTAGGGCGTATGAATCTCTTTGTAACCGAGCTCTTTTTAAGTCCCCTTGTATCCGTCTTACGACTTCAACCCAGTTCCCGAGCTCTTTTCAAGTCACAAAGAGTTCATACTAAAGTGGAAACTCAGCACGACCTGTTAGCTTCCTAGTTGGGACTCTCCTGACTCAAACATGGAAAGGAATCTATCCCGTGTTGTGGGTTTCCTGTCCGTACGGTAACTTAAATACTAGTACTTCTTATCTACCCTTGCTCTCCATTATTATGAATCGCAAATAGTATTTATACAACTTATAGGCCTATTATAAGGTTTTTTTCAAATATTTCAAGGTGTTTTTTTCAATTTTCTCAATTCTTTATCAATTAAAGGTGCATATATCTTAACTGGGATTGATTTTCCCTTAACATTTATCTCATCAAGATACTGCCATTCACAATCAACCTGTTTCTTTGTGAACTCTGAAAATATGATTGGAGTGTCATAATCTCTTGTTTGGACTTCTAATCTAGCTGCAAGGTTAACTGCATCTCCAACAACTGAATAATCGAATCGTGCTTCACTTCCCATGTTTCCAACAATACATGGGCCTGTGTTAATTCCTGTACCGATAACCACTGGTGGTAAATCTAATCCTTCGTCTTTGATTTCCTGATTCATTTTTTCTGTTAACAATTCTATTTCTATTGCAGAATCTAAAGCTCTTTGTGCGTGGTCGGGACAATCTAAAGGAGCACCCCACCATGCCATCAAACAGTCGCCCATATACTTGTCAATGGTTCCACCATTTTTGAGTACTATTTTTGACATACCGTCTAGGAATCTATTGATTAATAACACTAGACCTTCAGGGTCGTCATTCTTCATATAAGCTTCTGATATTGGAGTGAACCCAACTATATCTGCAAAAAGGTATGAAAGTTCCCTTCTATCTCCACCTAATTTCAATAATTCAGGGTGTTTTTGGAGTTCTTCAATCATGTCAGGCGATAAATATTTTTGGAACTGCTTCTTTATTTGTTGCTTTTCTTTGAAGGTAACATAGTATTTGTTAAAAGATGCATGACCGAAAACAATCAAGGAGGCCATAGATGAAAAGAAGGTATCGAAGAGAACGAGACTTGAAGACCAAATATAGAAACTCCCACCCACCTGAAGTCCTACGAGTATTAGAGAAAATGTCCCCGAAAGAGCTGTGGGAAGCTTATAAACCATTACCAACACTGTTAAGAGAACTATCAGAAGAAGAACAGATTCTACAAATTCAAGAAAGTAGGATTGCTTTATTTGAGTTCCTGTCAAAGCGGTCTGTATCAGATTCGCTTGAACTTCGTGAGGATACATTGTACCCATTGGGGTTGAAACTGGATTGTTCAATCCTTCAGCAGTTACCCCGAACACAAGAATAGAGTTTTCAGGTAATTCGTCCGTGAAGGAATAACGTTTGAATTTATTCCAGTAACTTATCATTAAATCACCTTGAGGTGTCGTGGAAATTGGTGGTTGTCTTCCGACTCTAACCCACTCAACACCAACCTCTTCAGTGACTTTCATTTGATAAGACTTTTCGTCATTAAAAGCACGTAACACTTCAACAGCAAGTGAGGGATATATTTGTCCGTTTGCTTGCATTAAAAGTGGTGCAGAACGTATAGTTCCATCGAAATTTGGTGTTCCTGATATACTAGGAGTTGCAGTAGTTACCCCTACACCATAGGTGTTTCCCTCTAGTATAGGAATGGGACTGAGGACACCTGGCGTCCCCCATACTGCGTTTTTAGCGTTTCCTGACCCCAAAGTACTAGTTCCGACAAATGGACTAGACCCTTTTTCGGTCTGAATCGTGGGTGCTGAGGCTAAAATACTCAATCTATTGACCAAAGCAGTCGCAAATTCCTCGTCTCCACCGAATCTATCGACCTCTGAGAACACTTGCGTGAACACATAAGTGTTAGACCAGTGTGATTCTAGTAGTTTATCTGCGTATATTTTGCGTGGAAATGGTAATTGACCGTATTGTTCTACTGACTTTTCGTCAATATCGACTAAAACTATTTCGGGAAGTCCTGATTCGGAATCGTACTCTTGAACACTATGTGTACTATGTAAGTAATCAAACCACGACCAAGATATGTTTTCTATGAAATATGGGTTCCAAATCTTAAGTGTAAAGAGTAACCCAATGGTTACTAATACTGTTTTCCAAGAGTACATTATTCAATAGTTGGCCACGCAAAGAAAAATATGTATAAACATACTCCTATCAATGCAAGTGCTAGTAATCCTGAAGTTACCGATGACCAAAACTTTTTCTTTTCGGACTTACGGTAATCTTGGATAAACTCTTCTATCCTCTCTTTACTACTCATGAAAATTTCTTCTGTATTTTTTTGTACATATAGTATATAGAGAGTCCATAAAATGCTAATACAGACATTGAGATTCCAATATATACTAATTCTGCAGGTGTTAGGAATAGAACATTCCAAACAAAGTTTGCGGCTGCTTCACCGTCACCTAGTGTTTCTGGCATTACAAGTTGATTATCTTCAAAGATTTCTAAGAGTTCATCATATTCGTCTTCAGTGAGACATTCATAAAACTCTTTAGGACATTCTACTTCCATGACACTACCCATGTTAAAACCTTCTCAAGGAATCTTATTGCTTTGGATTTTAGAGACATTAGTCTGATTGAGATACGTTTACAGTGCAACCACCCGAAGTGTAACAATTCTGAGTAAGTGTATACTGTTTGTTCGTACTTCCGTCCTGAGATAAATTTAAAGTTGTAGGTTGAGTCCCTTGAAGTCTAATTTGGGAATTATGATTTCCTGAACCTGTTTGTGATATATCGGTGTCTGACCCAGTTGCACTTCCATAAAAGTAAGTGTGATTATAGTGTGAACCACTTCCCGACTGTAAGATTTCATGTTCTACAGAACTAGAATGAATGTCTAGGTTATGTGTGTGGTCTCCATTTTGTTCTACATCAACTGTATTACTATTACCCCATATGTGTCTACCATATGTTGCACCACCAGTTTGTGATACTGTTTCAGTATTGTTTGTACCGTCAACGTCACCACCCCAAGATTTTCCTGAACCCCAATATGATACCCAAGAAATTAAATTTCCATTACCTTCTTGCGTAAGGGTAAAGTCATTACCACTATGTGCAAAAGAGAAGTCTATCTTGTTATCATACCCAGTTTGAGTAATATCTATATCAACACTTCCTGATGCAACTTGGTCAATATGAACGTGGTTGTCTCCACCAAATGCTTTATATGATAATCCTAAACAAAGGATTACCACCACACCTGTTAATAATTTAGCTCCTAAATCCATACTAACCACACAACCATACAAATAATAGAGTAAGGATTACTCCTTCCCCAAATGAAATCCACATCATCCAATAGTCGTCCAGTTTCATTGCATCTTGAAATCCGAAGATTTGTCTTTCATGCCATGTTCTGAATTTACTTAATTTATCTAACATAACTACTCCTAGTTTGTTTGGGTAATTGTTATATTTATAGACGTACCATCCCCTACCTTAATAAATGATTCTTTTTCGTCTGTTACAGTTCTAATACTTGCTTGTGCAAACATGGGAATCCTGATTGAAATAATTCCATTCACTTCCCTATAGAACCATATTTGTCCTAGACCCTTATCTATAATTGTATTATATTGAGAGTCTTTGTCGAAACCTGCAACTGTTCCTTCTAATCGAACACTTCCATATTTTGCACGTTCTACATCTATACCAACTTTTCTATCAATATCCAAAACCACGTCAAGTAAATCTTGTAAAAAGTCAATGTCGAGTAAATCTCTATCTAGCTCTGTATATTCCAGCTCATCATCTTCAAAGTAGTCCGTTTCTAAATCATTGAACTCTAAGAAGTCTACATCAAGAATATTATTCGCATCATTTTCTCCACCACCTGATTCTTCTGCGACTTGGTCACTAACCTCTTCAGGTGGACTGACAATGAACATATTATCAATCATATTAACGTTTACACCATTAACCGTTACAGGTTTTGTTGGTGAATCATCAAAGGTTGATACCATAGTTGCTTGGTATGCCTCATCAAGTGTAACACTTCCACCAGCATTTGACACTACAATGACTCCTGAAGGTGAACCCCATTTGTCTGGCAAAAGTAGGACAAGTGAGCGTCCTAATTCGTCAATACTTGTAGTGAAATCCGTGCCTCTCACTGCGATTGTAGCAGTGGGTGTTCTAATATCAATATTCGCTTTCTTAATTTGGCCACCAAATCCCGAAGCAAATCGAGCGGTGCCTTGTGCCATTCTTAATGACATTTTTGAGAGTGATGGGTCAGGGTCATAATAGACCTCATCAATCCAAACTTTAGAATGTTCAGTTAGTGAAAGTTCTTCCGAACCTGAAAACTGAATTTTCATTCGTCCGTTTTGTGTTTGTGCAGTGTCATACATTAAAACATCAGGTTTTTCTGATGCTAAGATTACGGTGTTATCACCGTCTCTTGTAAGACCTGCGTAACCTTTTTCCTCTATGATTTCACCAATCGAGTCAGCGTTAACCGACCCGACTAGTAAAATACTAAGAATCGTTATCGTCTTTTTGAACGATGTCAATATTTCCATTAGAAGTCACGAAGGTTACGTCAATAATACCACTACAAGATTGACCATTTGGACAACCTGTATCTGAACCTGATTTCTGAATGATGTCTATATCATTACTAGAACCAGTTAAGATTGCAGTAATACTATTATCGGTTGCATCTGATTGATTAGTGTTAACGTCATTTGAAGAACCAGTAATAGTCCAGTTCCAAACAGCATTATCTGAATCAACAACAGTTGTAAATATATTACTAGAACCACTAACTACTAAATCGTAGTTTAAATATTCTGCAGTTGCATTTGCACCAATATCAATATTCCATGTGTTAGAATCACCAGTAACGGCACTTAACATATTAATGTTATCAGCACTATTTTGACCAATGTTCCAGTCCATGACATTTGAATTTCCAGTAAATGTAAGGTTAAGAGTCGCTGAGTCAGCAATCATAGGCCCGTATAGTTTGTTACTGTCTCCAAATTGGACAAGTGTAAACGTGTTACTTGCACCAGTCAAAACCATATCAGCAGATGTTCCTGAGAAATCATCTAAACCAACTTTGTTTCCATAACCTTTCTGCGTGAAATTCAATACAAGTCCTGTACCTGTTTGATTCAACCATATTTCGTTATCGTCTGCCCCTGCGAATACTGTGGCAGGTAGTAGACCTAATGTTAACATAATGAGTAATAGTTTATTCTTCATTTGTTTTTCCCTCTGTAACGAGAACAAGTTCATTTTCGTCTAAAAAGTCTGACACTTCCTCTTTTATTTTAGATTCGGTTATCGGCCAATTTATCTTCCAAAATCCTCTCTCATCACCTTGATAGATTAATTCGAGAACAGCAAGTTCAATCGCAGACCGAGTTGCTTTCGTAACTCCTTCGTTGGTTGCTACACCGTCCTCTATTTCCACTAATTTCGTATCCATGTCTACGAAACGGAATACATCGTACCCACCACCAGTCGATAAAATTGTCTTAGTGGTTTGTACATTAAGTAAAATTTCACCAGTAAGTGTTGATATTCCTCTCAAACTTACCGTGACCACATCTCTTCGGTATTGATTCGAAGCGCCAATCCCTAAGTATCTTGCGCCTCGGCCTCCCGATTCAATGTTAGTATCATAACCAACAATCCCACCGTCAAGTAGGACTCCTGCAAACAAGAGTGGTTGGATACCCGTAGGTGAATCCTCATTACCCTCTTGATTCGCAAAATCTTCTCTCGCAGAACGAACAATTTGCCTTTCTCTTACAAGTGCATCTAAGTTCGTACGTTCTACTACTCTAAACCATTTTCCATTACCTGCAGTTTTAAGTGCATCGATAAGAAACGATTCACCACCTTGTGTTACTGCAGTTGAGAAAGATGCAATTCCGTCTTTGCTCTTACGTTGTCCCGTTTTATCTAGGAAACCGTAAACTGCAACAATAGGCATTGTTTCTGCAGGTGGTAATTCTAATAATTCTAAATGTGTAGGAAGTTTAACTGCTTCTGCATCTTCAATACAGGTTCCAATCTTGTCCATGATTGTAGTACTACAAGTGTCATTTACACTTGGAACACTTGCACACCCAGTCGTGAGCAAGACCATTAATAGTCCTACAAATCCTACACTTTTCATTTTAAAAACTACCAGTACCTACAGGTATGTCTAATGTTGTTGTGGTTCCATCTGAAGAAACAATAGTCAATCTTATGAACTCTACTCCATCTTCTCCTACTAGTTTCTCATATGTAACCGTATTTCCTTCAATAGTGAACATTCCGAATGAAGCTGCTTCTCCATTACTGAACATATTCTCTACTAATTGTTTCGCTATTTGAGCATAAATTCTACTCTCAACATTTCTTAAAAATTTTGCGAGCGTAGTGTTATCCGCTTCTCTTTCTGCTTTTGCAATAGCGTCTTTTATATCTTGTTCAATTTTATCACGTCTTGATTTTTCTTGATTTTCAATCGTGAGATAATGTGAACTTTGTCCAACTCCACTGAAGCTTGGACTCTTAAATTTATGCACAATTTCATCTGCTTCGATTGACGAAGCAAAAAATGTAAGTAGTATTGCATAACCTACTACTAATAATTCTTTATCTTTTCTTAGTTTCATCTTTTTTAGCACTCTTCTTCTTATCGTTTTCTTTCATTTCTAGGACTACGTCTACCTTCTGCTGTAAACGAATTAAATCTTGGTCTAACATTCTCACTTGGTCGATAAGTTTTATCAGTGCGAAATGTTGTTTTTCTACTTCAGGTTCTAGGATTTCTCCAACAAACCACCAAACATAGTAAACAAAATAACCAAGTCCTACCATCATAACGATAGGAAACCCGTAATCTCCGATAAGTTGTGCCACATTTTCCATAAATTAATCCCTTCTTACATCTATACTTCCATCTTCTATGAAATTCTCTGCACGAGCAACTCTTTCAATGTCGGGTCTAAGTTCTAATGCTTTAGACACCAACAAATCTATTTTAATCATTTCATTAGACATTGTTCTTGCACGAGTTTCTAAGGAAGTACAGAACATTGTAAGTGTTTTAATGTCATCAACAACTCCCTCTAGAATCTGTTTGATAACAGTAAATATGAAAAACCCCATTACAAGACTTCCTGCAATAGGAGCTCCCACTTCACTTATCAATTCGAATACACTTTCCATACCACTATTTAGGGAAGCGACTCTTTCATTTGACAAAAAAAAGGGGTCTAAAAGACCCCTCTTAAGGTTGTTTCATCAAATCAATTATTTGTGTGATGCAATAGCTTTGACTACTTCCGCTTTAGAACCACTTCGTTTTACTTTGATGTTGTTCTTATCTGCGTGTTCCAGTAATTGAACTTTAGTGAGTTTTTTCAACTCTGCGACACTAGGTGCCGATTTCTTCTTCCTGTTTCTAGCGCCAGGGCCTGGGCCCATCTGTCTGCGACTTTGAACTTTTGAAGGTTTTGTTTTCTTTACTGGTGGTTTTGGGTCACTTTTACTATTTAAAAAAGTGTACAAAACTGCCAAACCTACTAATGCAATTATAATATATTCCATAATTTTCTCCGTATTTCTAGGTTATAAACTATTTAGTCCTTTGCTTTACCGACATTCAAAGCTACCCAGTCTAAAAGTTTATACGCTTTTTTGACCAGTCCATCATCTACTGGTGTTGGTGTAAGAGCTGCAACTAACGATGCTCCCATTACTAGCCAAGGAATCACCTGTACCCATGCTATAACCCACTGTAAAAATTCTAACATAAAAATTTCTCCTGTTAAAGTTATACTTACAGGTATATTTAGGTTTTATTGGTGCCGATTGTGTATTTAGTTGTTAATTTCCAGTCGTTTTTATCTTTGAATGGAATGATTTTGATTTGAGATAAAGGTGCAACTGGGTCTTGTATTTTACTCTTATCGACTACAGAAAGTAGTTTCCATTGTTCAAGAAGTCCAATGATAGTATTTCTACGACCATAATCACCTTCGTCTATTGAGGTTGGCTTGCCGTCTAGTTTGAATAGTTCTTTGAAGTGTACAATATAGTACCTTCCACGTTTATGAAGGATATGACAAGATTGAAAAAGTTCGTTATCTTTACGGGACGCTACACCAATTCTAGATAGTGTCTCTCTTATCTTAAGGAAGTCATCTTTTTCAGGGAAGGTTATCTCGACCAGTTCCGATACTAAAGATTCATTGTCAATCATTGTTCTTACCACCAGTTTTCATTCTGTTTTTCAATTCACGATACTGCTTATCACTTAACACTTCCATATACTCTTTTGCTTTTAGTGTTGATATTTGATAATAATTTTTTATAGTATCGAGTTTTTTACTAACATAAGGTTTTTCCCATTTGGAAAACCTTTGTCTTTTTCTAAGAGTATTTAGTAAAAAGACGTATTGAAGACGGTTATCAAGGTGATGCCGATTATTCAATTCGTTAACAAAGAAAACAGAATCTTGGTGGTAAGACAAAGATTTGTTTATAAGAAATGGTTGATATGCTTTCTCTTCGACCTCATCAACCATGAGGTCTTTTTTGTCATAAGAGACTGACTTAACAAAGTCAAAAGGATTACGTTTAGACATTAGTGTTGTTGACTTCTAATATAGGCACGAACTAGTTCATCTCCTGTAAGTACTTCTCCGAATGTATGAATGTGTTTTCCTCTTCTAGTTCTAACAATAATACCACTGTTGTATTGTGTATCAGTTACAGTACCCTTCATAGTATCGTGGGGTCTATCATCATACCACATAGAATTTTCAGAATGAATGTGGATAGATTTTATACCTTTTGCCCATTCTTCAGCTTCTAGTACCTCTCGTTGATACTGTACTCTTTCGTCATATTGTGTCATGAGTCTTCCCTACTAAAGAAACTCCAAAAGATTACCCATATTGTTCTGAGTATTGGAAGTCTATGTATATTCATTTTTTCCCCACTGGATTCATAAGTTGAAGAATTGCGATTCGTTGTTTCTCGATTTCTGTTTGTTGGTCTTTAATTCTCTTCTCTTGGAATTTTAACCTACTCTTTTGTTGTTCTTCTTGTGTCATTTAAATTTACACTCCGACATTATCTCAGTTAAACAAGCGACAAAGTTAATTTCATCGTCCATAGAAAATGCAGCTTTATATTGATAATCTGCCATAATCAAAACACACGCAGGAACTGAAGTTGGTTCCAATTCATATTCCAGTGCATTAAATAACTTTCTGAATAGTGTAGTGAAGTCGTTATCAGAATTTTGACCGACCCATTTTCTCATACCTTTCCAGTTCTTTTCCTTAATCATATTTATTAAGGGTTTTAGTTTCTCTTCGTTTAATGAAGATAACAGTCCTGAATCAATTACACCACTAACTCCATAACGTTGCATTTCATTTAGAACACGTCTAAAATCAGGGAAGAATCTCATAATCAATTCTGCAAGTACAGGAGTCTCAGATTTAATTCCTTCACGTTCACATATATCTAAACACCTATCTAACATTTCTTTCGCAAGTGTAGGTTTCTCTGTAGGACTAATCTTAAAATCAATTACAGTAGTTCTAGAGTGTAATGCAGGTATGATTCTATTCTTATAGTTACAAGTGAATATGAATCTACAATTAGAAGAGAACTCTTCTATGAATCCTCTCATTGCAGGTTGAACACTCTCTGCATTAATATAATCTGCCTCGTCTAGGATAACCACTTTTGGGCCACCACCAAGTGAAACAGTACTCGCAAAGTTTTTGATTTTAGTTCGAAGTGTATCAATCAATCGTCCTTCATCAGAACCGTTGATTATGATATAGTCTGCACCAAGTTCATTACATAATGCTCTTGCGATTGTAGTTTTACCACAACCTGCAGAACCACTCAATAGTAGATTAGGAATTTCACCTTGTTCTACAAATTGTTTGAATTGGTCTTTAAATTGTTGAGGAAGTATTGTTTCCTCGATTGTTTGTGGTCGATATTTCTCGACAAATAAAAATTCTTCAGTCATATTCTTCTCATAATAAAGTCAAAAATCCCCACCTATTTTTGTGTGTGTATCGCCTGTGTAGAATGATGAGAAGGATACACTCCCATGACAAAGTTGAGATAGAACATTTGTCATTTCATTATTATTTATACTAAGAACCGTATTTTGAATCAGGTTCTAGTGCAATAAAATACTCTAAATCTATATCCGTATTTTTAAAATGCGAGATACCTTTAGAGGAAACTGATACATCATAATTACCAGTTAGAATTTTAAGATTCTCAATCTTAAAGTTCATAGAATACGTTGTTCCATCACCTTGTCCCACCACTCGTGAGAATGTATTCGAAGCTGCATTCTTCTTGTCACTTACAGTTAGAGATACGGTTGTACCATCTGACTCTAACACTAGGTCATTCACACCTAGAACACTTGACGCTTTCTGCAGGTCACCCAACAACGTTGAAGTCACCTTGAAACTAATCTCTGCATCAGGCATTGTTATCATTTTATCGGGTGCAACAACCATTCCCTCAGATGCATAAAAGTATGCAAGTTTAGAATTATTATCTGCAATCGATAATGAACTTTCCCCAAATTCAAAATCAGGGTCTTCCAGTAAACTGGTCGCACCCAAAAATTCAGGTAAATTGTATATGGAAAAATCAGTAGGGAACGATTCACTTACAGTCGCAACTGCAAGAATATTCTTCATATTGGAAATCGTCTCTAGTTTATTTCCAGTCTTAACTCGGATTCCCGAATTAATTGTTGAGAAGTTTTTAAGTACTTCTTTCGTATTATCACTTATTTTCATCACTTTGATTCTCCAAATCATGAATATATAATTGTATGATAGCATAGTGTAAGACTTTCAATAAATCTTTTCTATTCTTACCACCCTTTTTTCCATATCGTTGTGCATATTTCAATACATTTCCGAGACAGAATCCTTCACCATGACCAGCGTCAATGATGAACTCAGTCGCCTGATATTGGTTCAGACTATAATGTTGGTCGTATGTGGAATCAATATACGATTGGAGCTCTTTAATTAGAGCTCCCTCGTTATATTTGTATCCATTTTCAGACATATTATCTATTATAAACCAGTCAGGTTGATTCGTCAATGGGGTTTTAGACATAATCGTCTTCAATTTCAGTTTCTTCCGAAACTTCAACTTCTACTTCCTCATTAAGGTCAACACCAGCGTCAATCTTAGTGTAGAGGTCAAGAATTGACAATCTAGTCTCTTCATCGAACCTTGAAATACACATTGTTATTGACTTGATTTTATCACCAAACATTCTGAATGCATTCACAATGTGAACCAGTCTTCTAGTGGTAACAACGTCATCAATCGCACCTTCATAGTAGGATTTTCTGATTATATCTGCCCAGTCCACTAACTTCTCAACGAAGTCTTCGTCAACTGCACCAGTCAATTCCATTTCTTTTGAAAGGATTGATTTCTCAGTTTTCACTGGTGGATATTCTTGTTGCATTGTAATCGCAAATCTTTCCAACATTGCCTCATTCATGATTTGAGTTCCAATGAACTTTCCATCGTCTGAACCTTGACCTTTGGTATTTGCAGTCGCAAGGATAGTGAAACCAGGCGCAGGTGTTACCCACTCACCAGTTTTCTTAATTAAGTATCCTTTACCCTCAAGAACTGATTGTAAACACATCAACTTGTTAGAACCCAAGTCAACCTCATCAAGAAGAAGGACAGCGCCTTTCCTCATTGCTTTGATAACTGGGCCTTCCCTAAACATGATGTCACCACCTTGTAAAGTGTGTCCACCCATTAAATCATCTTCATCAGTTTCAATGGTAATGTTCACTCTGAAAAGTTCTCTTTTCAGTTGAGCACAAACTTGTTCAACCATTAGAGTTTTACCGTTACCACTCAATCCAGTAACAAATACTGGGAAGAAGATTTTGGACTTGATAATCCCTTTAACATCTTTGAAATGTCCAAAAGGAACATAGTTCGACATTTTCTCAGGAATGATTTTCACATTGTCCAGTACATTAAGTGTCGAAGTTTTAGCTGCGACAGGCATTTGTGAAGGATTATTCACTGCAGGAACTGGAGCAGCTGCAGGTGCAACACTAGGTGCAATCGGAGTCA